TCTTATAGGAAAAAGAGAAAAACTATGGATTTACGCAATATACTAGACATATTAACAGAGAACGAAGTTGAAGTCAAGACTCGTTTACCCGAATCAAATCCAGGCGAAACATCACAGTTTACTAAAAATAATGCGAAATTCGCCTCTCATGCAGAGCAAACACTAGATTCCATGGTTAATGGTTGGGATATCGAAACCCTACCCGAGTTCTTAAAAGACGAAGGAGTTGAATTACCTGCAGGGGAAGAAGAAGCTGAAGAAGAAATTGAAGCAGTTAATGAAAAGTGGAATAGTCCTGTACCACGTTCAAACTCTTCAGAAGAATGCAATGTCTGTTATGGAGACACATGGGTAATTGATTACACTAGGAATGTGCCGATACAGTGTCCAAAATGTAATGGTACTGGAGTGTTGTCTACACAAGCCGAAGTTAATGATGAATATTACGCTGAAAGCGACGACAAAGGCGATATTGAAAGTAAAGTCGGTCGATCATTAAGATACACTCCGAACACGAAATTATCTGGTTATGTTGACGAAGCACTCGACGCAGATTTAGCTGATAAAATGCTAAGGTCAAAAGGTCCAAAAGGTCCAGACAGAGAAGAAGCAGATGCAGAAGCACCAGCAGACGACCTTGCGGAAACGTCTACTATGGAAGAAGGCAAAGAGTGGAACATCGACGGCGACATCGTAAATATTGATAATGGTACTATAATTATCAATGGTACTAAAGTAGGCGAAGTCAACCAGGATTACAAGCATGGTTATCATCCTGCTATTTTGTTACAAATAGGTGACAAGGAAGAATGGTTTGAGATGGACACAGATGACTTGATCACGAAGGTTGTCAACAAAGCAGTAGAATTTAACAATGGCGGGACTGCTACCATCGCAGAATCAGACTCGGAGTTAAATGACATTAAGAAATTGTCAGGCCATGTTGATGAAGCAATAGACGCACAAACTAGAAAACTTGACAAGAAAGAACTTGTGGATTATTTAGACCGAATCTTGGATAAGGAAAAAGGCAAAACGGACAAGTACAAACTGCCATATGTTCACCGATCAACTGTCAAGAATTTGATTCCAATTGTTGATCCAGACGGACATGAATACGATTTAGACAAATTGGCCGCAGATATCACTGAGCGACCAAAGAAATTACTTAAACAAAATGAAAAAATGCAACATAGTGACGGTACTACTAGTATTTTCTACAACATTGGCTTACCTGCACTAACAGGTCTAGGCTACAATGAAGAAAAGAAAGAATTCGTTGTTATTAATACATGTCCAGGCGCAGGAGAATGCAAGACATACTGCTATGCATTAAAAGGTGGGTATGTACAATGGTCTGCTGTATCGATGAGTCAAACAAAAATACTAAACTTTTTATACAATGATCCGACTGGCTTCTTTGTAACACTAAGTGGAGAAATTGATCAAGAAAAACGTAAGGGCGATGCGAAACAAGACAAACACAAAGTTGTTATACGTTGGCATGATGCAGGAGATTTCTTTTCTCAAGAATATTTAGAGATGGCATACAAAATGGCGGCCACTCATCCAACAGTAGACTTCTACGCATATACTAAAATGGCTGACGTTGCAGGATCGAATCAAAATAGACCACCTAACTTTATGATTAATTTCTCAATGGGTGCCAGAAAAGCAGAAGAAAGACGAGTTGATTTCGGCACGACAAAACATTCGTCAGTTGTTCCTAGAGAAATGTTTACTGATCTTATCCAAAAAGACGGTAATAAACTCATTAAAGATGCAGGCGGCCGCATTCAATGGAATAACCCTGAAGATTGGGAGACATTCAAAGATCGCTTAACCGCAAAATACTCTATCGATAAATCTACTATTATTAGTTATTCAGAAATGATGGATACTCCTCTAGGCGGAGCCCACGCAGATGGTGCTAGAAATTTCAGAAATAATTTGTATAATGTTGTTGTTGCTCCAGGCGATGGTGATGACTCAGCAAATCGCTCAGATGTATTGGGCACATATCTATTGATGCATTAATAGGAGTTCTAAATGTCCCGCATTATCTTTCCTGTAGGAATAGAACACCCAATAGTCAGTCGAGAAGAGTACATAATACAGCAACAAAAGTGCAGTCTTTTAACTGATGTCGGCAGCCAAATGGCCAAGGACTGGGAGAATGAAGGCGGTCCAGGAAACGGTTTCGGAAAATGGAACGACATTTTTAGTTGGACTCCAACAAATCAATGTGGGGCCGATGTTAATACAACCGGCGCAAAGTTTGAAGATTTTATTATATCAAGTAATCCAAACGATCTCATCTTTACTTTATACCGCGGCGTACTCGGAGTAGTTACTATAGCTCCAGCCGCATTCATTGCATTCGAAAAAACTAAACCAGACACTGCATACATTGTATTTAGGGGAACATTGGGCATAACTGATGTTGGCATTGATGTCTCTGTTAAATTAGTGCAAAATCCAATCGTACCCGACGATGTGGACGGTGGTAAAACACACGAAGGATTTTCTAAATATTTCGCAGGCTTGGGTATCGACGAAGACGGTTCCCGTCTAAATGCGGGACAACATCAAGGCGATGGCTATCTTTACCCTAAACCACAAGGCAAAACATTATACCAGACTTTACATGATCTTGTAAACGTCAGTGGAGTTAAACATTTGGTTGTTACTGGTCATAGTTTAGGATCAGCAGTCGCAACATTGGTCGCGTCACAAGCAGTCTACTGGGACATATTCCAGACGGTGGTAGGATCAGTAAGTGCTAGTCCAAAAGTAGCAAGTCCAGAATTTAAAACCTGGTTTGATAAGCAATTCGACAAGGACAATAGAAAACTTAAACATAGATTTTGGAAATTAACAAACACTGAAGACAGTGTTCCTAAATCGCCGGGAGCCAATTTAGGTTATACAGATGTTGGCATAGATGTGACATTTGCAGAAGAATACAGTTCCCTGAGCGTCCCTGATGATCTTGGTGGACAAAGTGCTGGTGAGACTATCACAGCAGGCTCTTTTATTTTTGATTCATTTGATTATAGTCTTGGTTTTAAATACAAAATTAAAACTGTGGGAACCACAGACTTTACTGCATGTGGTAGTGAGGATAACGAGATAGGTACGGTGTTTATTGCTACGTCGGCAGGGAGCGGTACGGGTGACGCAGTAGTTGTAGATTTAATTCAAGCCAACCCCAATCACAATCCATGTTGCTGTTACGGGTACGCGATCAACCATCCTGATTTTACTCGGAATGCTAAATTAAATAATGCTGACAACCCAAAAGGTACTGATTGCGCATTTCCTGTTACGCCTCCTCCTCCGATTATACCACCGAGTTCTTAAACTCTAAGCAATTCATCTACCGTATACAGGTCTTTCATATACATTGATTTATCTTTGAGTACTGTCTTTGGCATATCGCCCTCTCGACGATCACCGTACTTGATTTCAAAGTCGGCGTTGTTAACTCTCCTAAATGTTTCTGCAATTGTCTTGACACTTATCCCAACACCATGACCTAGACATTCAATGCTGTTTGCAGGTTGTTCGATGGCCATACCCAATGATTGGCATATCTCGCTTACATGCACATAGTCTCGGAGACACGTACCGTCTGGTGTGTCGTAGTCATTGCCAAAGATTGTTAGTTCTTTTGTCTTCATAGCATTTACTAAATTATACATTAATCCATCGGGGTTAGTTGCGGGGAATCCATTTGTACCAATCACATTATAGAATCTAAAGATTGTAAAGTCTTTTGCATTGTGTTTCATGCAGTATTCTATTACACAATCTTCTGCCGCACGTTTAGATATACCGTAGGCGTCATGGCAATGTTCTGCTACACCCGTAGATGCGAAGACGAAGTTCTTTGTCTTTATCTTAGACAAACAATTCATCGTACCATTGAGATTGGTGATGTAGTATTGAATCGGTATCTGCTTACTTTCGTTAACTCTTACTTTGGCCGCAAGATGCACAACTGCATCAAATTCTTCGTCAAAGTCTTTCGGAAAAGGTTGATTGATGTTGAAAGGTAGATATTGATGAGGATGCTCTAAATTAGATTCATCTGGATTTATATGGTGTTTAGGAAAGTTTATATCTAATCCCCAGACCTCATACCCTTGACTTCGTAGCATTGTCGTTAGATGCGAACCTATATAACCAGAACAACCTGTTATTAATACCTTTTTCATAATTTTATCGCCAGTAATGTTAGTATTGCTATTAACAACATGTTAGTCATGAAAATGCCTATTGCTAATATCGTGTGATACCATATCCATCTTGTTTTGTATGCGTTTTCAATCGTAATTTCTGAGGGATTGGTATCATCCCTCATTACATCAATTCGTTCAACTTTTGGTACTTCGAGTACAGTTCTTTCATAAGTTGAAATTGACGACTTCCATAATTTTGTGAACCAATCCATTATAATCCTTTTACGTTCCCCATTCATTTTTGAACAATGGAACCTGTAATCTATCACTGTATCTATACCCATTTCTGATAGAAATATCAGCAACAGTTTTGCTGTTTAATGTATAGACCGACTCTGTGCCACCAATTGGCATTAGGTATACGTGACCTTTAAAACCATTTAATTTGTACTGTGAAATGGCCACTTGAGCATCTTCAAAGTCTTGCTCAGTTGCGACAACAAACTTAAGAAATGCTGTGCCAACATTTTCGTAGTCACACACGATCTCAGGCTTGATTGCATCTTCAAATGTTTCTCCGCTACAAGGAAGTTTAGCACTTACCGAGAAAGTAATTTCTCTATCATCATGTGCATCTTGCCATAACCAAAGATACTCTGCGAACCCTTCGTCTAGTTTCTGTGTACCGTTCGTTTCAAACGTAATCTCTTTTAAGTCCTTCATCTTAGGATGATCGAGGAGATCAGGATATGCTCGTTGCCAACCTAATAAAGGCTCGCCCCCAGTTATAACTAGATGCTCATCTCTCCATTCACCATGAGGTAACATCTTCATAATAGATTCAACAATTCCATCAGTCTCGACCATCGGACTCAAGTTCTTAAATCTTACGTCCCAACTTGCATATGAATCACACCCTGTAGAAACAATCGGAAGTTCTTCATATTTAGTAAAATTCTTTATGTCTTTAGCAATGATGTGACGTTCGTTGGTCTTCTCGCCTCTTTTCATGCCGAAACCATCACATGTAAAGTTGCACCCAAATGTTCTAAGAAACACAGAAGGTACTCCCATGTAACGTCCTTCACCTTGAATACTGTAGAATAATTCTGCTAATTTAATCTTCGCCATTTTTCTCTTTTTCTATTGGGTTATCGTAATAATCATGTGTGCCTGCTTTGTATCTTGCTTTTCTTTCTGATATCAGAAACTCACCGCTCCACACCCACAATCCAGCCATTACCATTAGTATGATTGAAAACATCCATTCGATTACTTCATAAAGTGCTTCCATATTATATCTCCTTACTCTGTTAATGTCAATTTAACCACCAGTCTTCCCAGGGAAAAGTTACCCAGATATCTGGGGTTTCGATCCTATTTACACTTACATGATGATAATCTACGTCTTTAAATTCACTACAGTCATTATTGACTAGGGTAGCAAACTTAGCTGTGTTGCCCCACACACTGTCCCATGCATCCTTTTCATCTGGATGACATCCAGACATCCAATCATCTTTGATCCATTGCAGTGTTTTACCTGAATCATTGATATCGTCTACAACGAGAATGTTCTTTCCTTCAAATGCATCAGATGACATCCATGCGTTGCTCTCTGGTCCCGACACCTTATCACGCAATGATACATCTAACGCATGCATCGGTTTCGCAATATAATGAGAGATCATTAGTGCAGGGAGTAAACCTCCACGAGTAATACCAACAATATAATCAGGATTAAACTTAGTTACGTTCATCTCCCGCAAAATCTGGTGTACACCACTTCTAACATCTTTCAATGTGTAGATCAGATCATTTCTGTTGCTCAATTTAAAACAACCACAGTAATAGCAACACAAACAAAATGCCAGCTAACGACTGAGTAAGCCATAGATAGTGGTAGTCTGATATACCTAACTTATGTTGAATATCTTCTGTGATAACTGAACACCATTCTTTGAACTTATACATCATGTTTCCCTTCGTTTTATCCCAATAATTTTTTGAGAATCTTCTCACATTTCTTAAAGTTGTGTACTTCGAAATCTCCCATTGTTCCAAGTTTTGCATCAAACTCGGCACCGTATCTCCAATTACCAAACGCAATACAAATACAACGTTGTCGTTCTGTTTGATCTTTTTCGAATGAGTAATCCCCAATTAATTGTAAGATTTTGTCTGCGACAATTTCATTCTTGTTACAGGCTGTTAACACATCCCCGCGCAAAAAGCTATCTAGTTTATTACTTTTTGTAACGGGTTTTTCGAGTCCAACAGTTTTCTTTGTTGTAGTTTTTTTAATTTTCTTCTCTGACACATTTGTTCTCCTAGTATATACTATTATTTAGCAAGCGTACAGTTATTTTTTCTTGTTTTTAATCTGTCTCTTCTCTTTAAGAGAAAGTTTAGGTTCTTTTTTCTTCTCTTTACCCTTCTTATCCATACCTTTTGACATTACATTATCCCTAGTACATTCAATGCACTTGTTAATCCTGCGTTGTGTATTTCAATAAAATCATCAACTTCTTTGATAATCTTGTCAGCATCAGTTACCCCAATGGTAACTAAACACTCTGTAACACGTTCCCTGTTCGCCTGAGGCTCTTCCTTCATCACTCGCTCGAAGATATCGGCAATCGCCGCGCTCTTGCAACAATACACTAATCTGTCTCTGCTAATTGTAGAGTAATTAAGTTTTTTACCGATCATTCTTCGGTCCATTGACACTATAAATGAGTGCGACCAATGCTACCCCAAGTAATACATAGCCAATATCAAGCTCCATCATCTTTCAAATCCAGCCGAGTTTGCACCATGTTCAAAACATTCAACTGATCTTACTCTTACAGTAGGATTCAATGATGTCTCGTTGTATTTGTGTTTTTCTAGGAGGATTGTCATTCGTTTGAATACCTCTTCAGCAAATTTTTCTGAACCTACTTGCTCCATCACAACAACTCTGGCAAGACCTTTCTTTTCTAATTCCACAAAAACATGGCGTTGAGGATCATCTTCTGCTAGAACAATAGTGTGATCAAACGTGTATTCTAACCATTCTTTGAGTTCTTGCAATCCACCAAAGTCTTGTACCCAGTTGCGTTCATCGAGGCTATCACATTCAAATGTTAGCTTGAAACCCAGTGAATAACCATGCAATAACGAGCAATGTGAATGATCTGCCTTCCATTGCCTAAAACAACAACTCAGTCCTCGATCATTGCCATACGTTTTTGTAGAGAAAAAGGTTCCAGTAGGAAACCCTATCTCATATGGTATTTTTTCTATTTCTTTTTTGTTATTAAATTTAAACATATTGTCTTATACTCTATTCTTTGTCAAATGTCAATCAGATTGGCGCTGGGGAGTAAATTGATCTTGGTGTAGGTCAACTATTCTTTTCCGCAGACTGCTTGAACTGAATGAATGATCTCTGCTATTGAAATAGATATCTATATCACGCTTGCGACATATATCCCTTCCAGTAAAGTCTTTGTCACGATACTCTTCGCCTAATATACGAACGTGTATATTATACATACTCAATATATCATCTAAGTCTGCTTCAGTGCCGTAAGGAATAATTTCGTCAACATACCCCACTGCTTTAAGTTGGGTGTATCGTTCCACAACAGTTTGTATAGGGGCGGCCTTATCAGTTCGGTCAATACTAGGATCAACTTGCAATCCGCATATTAAATAATCGCACTGATCCCTTGCGTCACGTAACATTTGTACATGACCTGCGTGAAGCAAATCAAAAGCCGACGCCGTGAATCCTACTTTAATTGACATATGATGCTTTTCCTTTTTTAATCCAGTTGTAAAATGTAGGCTTACTAATGCCTACTTCTGCACAGGCTTCGTTTACAGAAATGTAAACAACACCGTTTACTTCTACAGACTTAAAATGCTTGGGGTTAGAAACACCTCTTCTTACCTGTATCTTTTAATTCACGTATTTTATTAAAAATCATTTTTTTAAAACCCCCATCATTTTTGTTTGTTCTTGCTCTTTCAACCAATTCTTTTCTTGCTCACCGAATGTAGGCGCATCTGTTATAACTTTATCTAAAAAGAATTTAACCATAAACAAATCTTGCTTGATACCCCATGCCGTGTAACCATCGTTGTAAGGTGAAGTCATTTCTACATTCATCTTGCGGATTTGGCTCACAAGTTCACTGACATTAGTTGGACCAGGCATTAATTATTGCATCCTTGCTAATGCTAAAAATTCTGCTCTGACTTCAGGATCTGTTTTGAAGCCGCCGCCTAGTCTGCTTGTAATTGTTGAACAATTCGTATCTTCAACACCCCTTGACTTGACACAAAAATGTTTCGCATCAATCAAGACTGCTACATCGTCTGTATCCAAGATAAAAGATAGTGCGTGATATATTTGTTCAGACAAGCGTTCTTGTATCTGAGGTCTCCTAGAAAAGTATTCAACAATGCGATTCATCTTTGATAATCCTAATACTTTTTTATTAGGTACATATGCAACTGTTGCTAGTCCGTCAATGTTGACAAAGTGATGTTCGCAAAAAGACTGAACTGAAATACCTTTTTCAACAACCATTTCGTTGTATTGCATTTTGTTCTCGACCACAGTTGCCTTAGGGAATGCATCATAGTCTAGTCCCCAAAAGATTTCCCCTACATACATTTTAGCAACACGTTTTGGACTATCCATAAGACTGTCATCTGATAGATCAAGCCCAAGCGTAGTCATAATGTCGTGTACCTTTGTTTCGATGATGTTTATTTTAACAGTCCGACTAAGGTTATTCTCTATTATTGGTGTTTCGACGCCCATTTTTACTAGGTGTTCGTGTACTTTTTGACCTAATACTGGGTCGGTTTTTGTCTTGTTAAAGCTCATTTTCTATCCTCGTTATGTGTTGTGTATAATTACCGATGTCCCATTCTCTACTGCAACATAGACAACTGGCGCGCTGGCCACTAAATCTTTTTCACGGTGAAGTTATCTTCGCCGTATTTTGCTATCGCGTATTGTATGGGGTATTTGGGTGTCCGAGCAGAACTGGCGTGAATTGCAAACCTTTGTGTCACATCTAGCTTCGTAATGCCGATGTAGGATTTTCCATTAACAGTGTTGGTAATTTGATACAGTTTATGCATTTTCTCTCCACCGTGACTAACGTTACACGTAACGAGGGGTTTGCCCTATATACCACCGGTATGTGGTCAGTACTGTCTAATTGTTTTCGTAACCTTTGTGTTACAGAACTATTTATGCATTATACTATTGCATGTGATATTTTTCAAGTAAATAGGGTAAAATTACTTGTTCAGTAAAGTCTTTGTGTTGCCCAGTACTTGGATGAGAATCACTTGGGTCTCTGAGTGGATGCACTGAATTCTCTGTCGTCCAATGTTTTATATGGCGTATTGGTAGCCATTGGTCTTTGTTTATCATGTTGTATAGATAATTTACTTCTGGATTATCGTATACCGTGTTTATAAGTTTCTTTAACTGATCATTGTTCAGTGGAACCATACAGTCATCTACATTATAATGATTATCAGGATCATCAGCATCACCTGTATACTGATCATTCATATAATGACTGTTCTTCCATCCAAATTCCTTTTTATGTGGGCCCGCATATGTAAAGACATCACAATCATATTCAGTCATAAAGTATTTGATATTAAGAGATTTTAAAAACCATTGGATTCTTAATATATGCTCACATGTTTGCATAATAGCCTGCACAGGACTCACGTAATGCTTAAAATGTTCAATTGTCGCCTCATCTTCCCAATTGGGGTTTAATAAATAAAAATAGCCGCGAGTTTTGTGACGAATGGCGTACGGCGTCATAGCGCCTCTAAGATTGTGACCAGCAGATTCGTATTTAGTAGCAGGATCACTATTTTCTATCGAAAGGTCTAGGCCGCCTCTACGAATGAATGGATCTGTTTCTTGGGTCCTTGTAACAATAAAATCTGAATCAACTCGTTCGTCACTACCTAGATGTGTCGCTTTATTATATACAGTTTCATTCTCGGAGTACCTACTAGTTCTATCACACCCAGACCAGGCAATGCCTACCAAAATATCTTGTGTGTCAAACCCTCTATCAAGTGCTTCTTGCACAGTACTAATGATTTTTCGTGAGATTGTGTCGTTGCCAGCCGCTCCATGACCCATATATACATATTGATCAGGATCAAGTGCGTTAACAAGATGTACAGGCCAAGTAATATCTCTATTAGGAACTTGACTGTACGAACATCCTCCTGTTATTATTAATTTTGGCTTGTGATTCATTTTATGTCTATCCAATTAAAAAGTTGAACTATCCTTGCAGTATCATCAGTAGTTCCAAAAACAGGGCCGGGGCCGTGAAACTTAGATGCTGGGTATATTATTAATCTATTGTAGACTATGTTTGATACCGTATGTATGTTCCACTTGTTCATGTCTTTGTATTCTTTGCTACTAACTATATCGTTGATATGTTCCGTATTTAATGCTCTGTCAGACCCACTAGATTTCTGTTTATAGAAAAGAGTGCCAGGAGTATTGTCGTGGTCTTTTGATAGATAAAGCACTCCTGCATAATAGATATCTTCAGGTGAATCAGCATGTAGTGTGTTATCGAACATTCCTGTCGAGGAATCAGACTTGCTTATTCTAAAACTACCACTATCTATCTGTCGCATTTGTCTAAGATTTTTTTGTAAAATGTTAGAGACTACTGCATCAATCCAACCAGTACCATATGTCTCTTTACTCATCTTACCTGACCATGGTGCATTTCCGTTTGGATATCCTTTTGAGAATTTTTCAGGATAATACTCACAAGAAAGGGCGAAGTCTCTCACCTTATCTGGAGTATCATAAAAATTATCAATCGAGATTAAACCAATATCCATTACTTGTTTTCGAATATGCGATTGTATTGATTGTTTACTTTTATAAAGGTAGTACACTTACACAAATCTTTAAGTCTCTTCGCTCCTGCGTAGGTACAGGCGCTCCTAAGACCGCCTAGGATGTCTTGTACCACGTCAGCGACTGCGCCTTTGTAATCTATTAATACTTCTCTACCTTCTGAAGTGCGATAGTCTTTAAGGCCGCCGAAATGCTTTTTGTTTGCTGAATCACTTGACATGCCATAGAATCGCACTACTGCTTTGTTATGAGTCACTGGAGTATGGTTCTTTAAATGAGTGCCAACTTCGTATACTAGTTCAGTAGTACTAAAGTTTTTGTATATGACCTCGCCACCCCCTTCATCACATCCTGCCAACATGCCACCTAGCATTACGAAATCTGCGCCAGCACCAAATGCTTTTGCTACATCTCCGGCGCTACCACAACCTCCATCAGCAATGATGTGTCCACCAAGACCATGAGCGGCGTCTGCGCATTCAATAATTGCCGATAGTTGGGGATATCCCACGCCAGTCTTAATGCGAGTAGTACAAACACTACCGGGACCAATCCCAACTTTGACTATATCAGCCCCACTTAGAATTAACTCCTCTGTCATATTACCCGTTACTACGTTGCCTGCTATAATAACAATAAAGGGGTAGTCCTTTCTTAACGTTTGGATAAATTTATTAAAGCGACTAGAGTAGCCGTTCGCTACATCAACACATACATATTTAATATCATCTCCAACGTCTGCATAGACTGCCTTAAACTTATCATAGTCGTGGTCCATGATACCCATTGAATAGGCAACGTACTCAGTAGGTGTAGGTTTTTTTCTGAAGTATCTAATCAATTTTTCGGCACTATAGGTTTTAGCTAGGCACGAGAACATTCCTAAATACCCAAGTCTATCTGCCATTTCAAAGGTACCGACTCCGTCCATGTTAGCCGCCATGATCGGAATGCCATTATAATGGGACCGCTTGTCATCAACAGAATAGGCTGGTTCTATACTAATGTAGTTTTTAAAAGTGTATTCTCGGTATAACTCGACTGCTTTGCGAGAACCTAATGCCGATCTTTTCGGTTTTATAAGCACATCTGAAAAATCTAATTTTACTTCAGATTCAATTCTCATTAAAATTTCGCCTCTCGTGCGTGTTTTCTATAATCAGGTGACATTCTCAACCACTCCTCACCATTACCATACATAATATCAATGCATCGATCTACAGTGCCGTCAGTCCAATCAGAAATCTTTCCTATATCTTTGTGTTGATCTGTTAATAAAGGATGCAATTTAGAAATTACATCTTCAATTGACCAAGGCACGTATAATCTATCTTTGCAGTTGGCAAATGTCTCAGGGAAACTCCTGTAAGCAGGAAACAACACGTTTGTACCTAATGCGTCTGCTTCGCTGACGGTGTTAGATACCCAGTCTTGTAATGCACAGTTAAAGATAACTCGTGTATCATTAAGTAAACGATAGTATTCATTCTTGGATAAGTTATCATAGATAACAAGTTTACCTTCTTCTGCAAGTCTCTCAGTGCGTTCCATGTATGAATTATTGTTACTGCGCAATGTAGCACCAGAGAATACTGCGAATTCTACATCAACACCACTACCTGTACCATACCTTTCGTACCATTCTTCAATGAGATCCATATAAAAGTCAGGTTGCTTCTCTTGATCCCAACGAGCAGAGAATCCTATACGCATTTTGCGTTCAGAGAAATCTTTGAAGTCTTCTAGTTCTAACAAACGTCTTTGTACTTCATTCTTACCGAATGCAAGACCTGAGATATTATAGATAGGAGCAGTCCAACCTGCTATCTTCATGTGTGCAACCATTTCTTCATTAGTTGCTAATACACCAGTCACGAACTCATTGACCATTTTCTCATATAGACCCATCCATTTACACATTCCCCAGACATGAACAAAATCGTCTGGGTCAATTGATTGTGCTAGGCATCTTACATAAACTTTCGGTCTATGTTCTTTCGCTACTTGATCCATTATATAAGGAAGTGATTCTATCCCTGGCTGAAACATATCTTCGAAAAATATTACATCATCGCTTGTTACTTCACCTTCTTTCATTAGTTTAACTAATGACATCATCTGTGACATGCCAAAGTAAGAACGACCATGAGCGTCTAACACTTGGCCTGTTACTATTTCTTGGTCAGTAGACAGTAGATCACCAGGAACAATCACGTAGTCAATATCTCTGCGATCAAAAACTTCTTTATTCCAATCAGTTAACTGTAAAGTGTACCTTGCTTGGTAGGGCTCCAGGCCCATATAATATAACTTACGCATTGTTTATTTCCTTCGGTAAATAGACTAGTACTGCCGCATGACATTTAGGACAGCTTAAATTAGTTTCCATGGCATAATCAGAATCTTCTTCGTCAATATCATGATCGCCTCCCCATATTAGTTCGTGATTACAGTGCCAACAATTCATAATTATTTAAAAACCCGTATAAACTCGTTCAATATCGTCTTCAATACAGTTGTCACCGAATTGAATCTCTATAATTTTTAGAGGATCATTCCCCTCATTCACTAGTTTATGCCATTCTGCGACATTGATAAAAGTGTGACCATGTTTACCAAACTTCCCTACTAGTATATCTTTGGTGCCACGTATGGGATCATTGGGATATGCAACTGTGTATACTGATGCAATTCCTTCTGCTACAAACCAGAATTCAGCCCTAGTTTGATGCCTTTGCATTGACAATGATGAACCTGGATCAACTGTCAGTTCTTTTAACTTAACTTCTCGACCGAACTCCTGTACAACACGATAATAACCCCACTCTCTGTCTGTTCTTGGGGCCGACCATTCTCCTAAAAGAGAAGAACTAGACTGAGACTTGCCTCCGCCTACGCCAAAAGCAAATGATAAATTGGTATCTGCATAGTTCATTTCTTTGATGTTTGCAGAGTTTCTATCTCCACCATTAGCAAAGATGATGTGTTCATCTGGAAACATATGCCGAGTAATGTGTATAGCATTGCTACTAGAATCATCTGTATCATCAAATGTGATAACCTGATCCACATTACGCATTGCCAGTAAAAGCCTAACACGTTCTTCTACTGGCATGAATGCTTTCCCTTTCTTGCGTCCAAGCCAATCATCACTGTTAACACCAACCACTACTTTACTTCCGAACCATGATTCATTTCTACCTAGTTCTTTCGCGGCGTCAATGTATTCTAAGTGACCACTATGTAAAGGATCGAATCCACCTGTTACCAAAACTACCACACCATTCTCTCGTGACGGAGAAGCCGGCATTTGTATTGGTTTTAGTTTAACCGAGTTTTCTACTACTGGAGCTTCAGCTTTCGCAGTAGCCTTTTTAGTGGTTACTTTCTTAGTTGCGTCTTTTTTGTTTATTTTTGCCATCTATTTCCCACATATTCCTCACAGGTTTCCCTGCCAGGTATCGCTGACTATACAGTCGCCAAATACGACTGCGTTTGTTGTAAAGACACTCGGTTTTGAATTTATAACCGTATTCTTTACAAAAAGCTGTGTAAGCTTCGAGGTCTTTAAAAACTTGAATAGTTTTTGGATTAGACTTAGACATATAACATTCCTTCTCTCAAATTAGTACGTTGTGTTAAGGTTAAGTCGTGATGTGTTGTATTCTACTTCACAACCATTTTCATTATCTTCTGCTACTGAAATTCTGACATATCTGCCAGGGTATTCCTGATTAATCCTGTTAAAAAGATCATCAGCAATCATTTCACAACTCTTAAAGTCAAGTTGTAAAATATCTTTGCCATACAGTCCTTCTAACCATCGCTTGAACTGTATGAATTCTATTTCTCTATCCCAGTGGGTTACTTCTATCCATACTTTGAAGTGAAATATATGTCTGTGTGGATTAGCAAGAAACGATACATCCATTTCCCCTGCTGTGCATAACTTGGGGTCAGTGCCTGCGGCAGGATAACTGTGTATTCCCTCTTTTTGAAAGGAAACCCATATGTTGCGTCTGCTCTGATCTACTAATTCTGCTGTGCTGTCCATATAAATATAATACTCTGTTATTAGAGGTAAGTCAATGGGTTTGGTTATTCAAGTACTTCGATTGTTGGATCAAGTTCTTCGTATTCTTCATTGTTATTTACTACGGGTTCTGCATCAACTGAAAAAAGTTGATCAAACATTGTACCTGCATTAACTGTGCGTTTACCCGAAAAGCCTTGTCCTGCTTTCACTTGCATCCAATATCTGCTGTGATGATCGATCAAATCCAAACTCTTTTGTCTGTCATTAAGACTAAAGATTTCGTCAACTAGTTCACCAAAGTTAACACGTTCAAATGTTTCGTTCATCAGCATCTTAGGTATAACACCTTGCTCATATTGTCGGTTTGCTTCTTGTACAGCAAACATATGTTGATATACATTGTGTGCCTGAAGTATTGTATAACTTAATGTGTCCCAGCTAGTCTTAGTTTCTTTGCCATGCGCACCTAAGAAGCCATGTCCTCTATAACACAAATCTTTGAGTACTAATGCTTCAGTAACAGGGGACTCGCTGAAATGCTCATGTATATCATCTTGCAAGACTGCCTCTCTAAAAGGCCTTGAGTCATTAGCATAGTCTTTATTCTCAGCCGTCTTCTGCATAGCGTAAGTCCACTTAGTATTGTGTCCAAACGTTGAGTTATTGTATGCTAGTCCCTTAGCCGCGGCAAAGAAAGGAGATGCACAATCGAATGTAATCTGTAGATCGGGATTGTGATGCTTTCTCACTGCTTTCTGAATGTCTGTAAACAACACTGCATATTCTAAAATAGAGGTTCCTAAACAATGAATTAAATCGTGCTTGCCTTGTTCTAACAAGCCATCATGTATAAGACCTACGATACGTTTTAGCATCAAGTGAATGTCAATTTTGTTCTGGCCACCAAATGCCCAACCATTGAAATGGTTATCTGGATATGCTTTAGGATCACAGTACATTTTCATCTGTTCATACCATTCATCAGATTGAGTATGATTTAGACCCTGAAGTACATTAAGAAACTTGCATTTACCACTACGATTATGAATAAAATAATCATTGTTGATGTGAGTGGCGAGCATTGCTTCTTCGATTGTTTTGATACCGTGTACTGATTTACCGTCTTTACCTTTAACGTGATATGTACTTAATGACTGTGAAGGAATATCTAAACCCATGCCATAATCCATATACGTATCCATCCAAGCAAGGACTTTTTTGCGTTGCTTCATTGCTTTAGGACAATTCGGATCTTTCCAGTCTGCGGGCCACTGACACTTGAGAATCTGAAAACCACCAGAATCTCCTAACATAAATGTGCCCTCTTCCCGCTCTCTGATAATAGACTCGCTTGCTATATCTTTAGTGATATCCAAATCAGCATGACCTGCAGAATACAGGCCCCATTTGTATGTGTACAAACCTTCTTTCGAATTTAGAAAATTAAGACGTTCTACGTCACCACTAAATCCAGCTGGAATACGTTCTTGTGGGAAATATTCTTCACCTTTGCGTTGTTTGCCTAGGCCAGCAATAAAGAAACTACTGACAGCAGGAAGAAATAACGCCCAGTCTGGCTTTTGTTCCGCCGAAAGATTGATTTGGTCCGCCATAATAGCCTTACTTCGCTTGTGCTGGTAATAAATATTCGTAAACTGTGTAACCACTGTCTACTGTAATCTGTGCCGCGCCCTGATCCGAAATACGCACAGTCTTGTCACCAGGAAGATCCATGATTGACAAGAATACTCTGACAGGCCATTGCCATGCACGAGTCAATGTCCCTGTTACTCCAGGTTGAAATACGAAATTGCCTGAGTGAGTTGAAGGATCACCAAAGAAGATTTTAAGTTCGCCATTATCTGTCTTCGTAGTGAAGTTAAGTTCTTCTGAGTTTGCTTGCGCTTGCATTTTTAAACGCATAATACCTGCGATTGTAGGCTCAAACTCTACGTCCCATGTTGCACCTTTAAAAGTTACGTTTCTAACTTTTTCTTCGATGATAGCTTGGGACATTAACCTATAGTCGTTAACAAAGTCGCCTGCGCTAGTTGCAAAGTGAATGGCGCTAGGAACATCAACTCCCTCTTTGTTGGATAAAATCATCCTAACCTCAGAACTCTGATCATAAACATCAAATCCTAAAATAGTTCTGAGTTTGCCTAAGTTAGGCATACCGAATGTACCGATAAAATCTGCTACTGGAGTCTTAGTGACACCACTTACAATAACAGATTTATCTTCTGCGATTGCGTGAATTTGTGATTCTTGAGCAGTCCCCACGATCTTCACTAGGTCAATAATACCTAGTCCGTGTGTGTACTCGATTAAGTCTAATAAATTGTCTTTCATTAATATTCCTCTTATATTATTTAGGTAGATATAGTTGTGTATTATATCTGGTTATTTTGAGCAAAGCAAGTGGTTTGGTTACTTGCCTTACCCGAAACTGAATAACTCATCAAAAGTTGAGTTTGTATTTGTGTTTGCTCTCAAGTCCCACTTAAGAACGCCTAACAAGTTACTGATCTTTTCATCTACTAGGTTTGATTCCATCAAGTTATCATCAAAAGGAAGGTCTTGAAACCATTGCGGAAGCCTCAATTGATCGACTGGATACGCAATGCTCGTGTATCCTAGTGGATTCGGTTTTAGTTTACATACGACAACCTTAAAACCATCCATAATTTCCATAGAATAGTTGTCACAGTGAATTTTTTTGAGTGTGTTCCAGTTCATCGATGCTCTAACATGTCCAGGCATGTTAGCACGACCTGTCTCTGATTTCTTTTCTAACAGTGTGTAATTAGTTAGTTTGTTTACACCCTTCGGAGATCCTTTTTTCCAAGAGTCTTGCTTACCTAATTCAATCTTAAACTCTTTGATTTTTGTAATAATTTCCTCTCGATCTCTTCCATAAAGTGTCATTTCTAATATTTCCTTCAAGAAGTCCTGCACGTACTTAGGAGTATCTGCTCTTTTTAAGTCAAGTCCCATTGCTTTAACTTTCATTGCACCGTCAATATCAGTTCGTTTACCTTCTTTGTCATAGATATTAATCGCATATCTTTTCTTGGTGATGAACAATCCTTTATCCCCACAAACTTCTCTGTCGCCTCTAATGATCTCTCCCTTAGCACGAGGACAATGGAATGCCTTCTCCATAAAACCTGGAAACGATTCATTAACCTGGTCTGACATAGCATCATACAAATCAATAAAGGTTTGTTTTATTTCAGCAATTTCCTTGTCTTTGAATTGGTCTTTTAACACTGGCCATGCAGAAAAATAACAAGAGTCAGTGTCACCGTAGATCATTGCGTCACCACTGTGGTCATATTCACCTGTCATTAGTTCATTGACATAAGCAGACATATGCTTTGTCACGCTTCTTCCAGTTAATGTCACCGACTGTCCTATGCGTTTATCATAGAATCGACAATGTTCATTAAGTAGCGCACCATATGCCGAGTTAAGTAGAATCTTGCGAACTAATTGTCGCTTGTCCCAATAATCTTTATCTACTTTGGTAGTCGATTCTTTCAATTTCTTCTGCATCACTTTACGATCAGCATACCATTTAGACAAGAGTCCAGGAATAATACCTTCTACGTCTGCTCTAAAGATTGTGCCATTAGCACTTAGAATTAAACTGTTGCTTGAATCAAATATCCATTTCCATATCTGTGCCGCGCTCTTTTCTTCTTCACGACCGTCCTCGTAATCAATTGTTAGTATTGTGCCGCGCTCTTGATTCAGAATCGCAGTGTATTCCAATGAACCAAACAATCCTTCCCACAGAACTGGACCTTCTACAGAAGCATCACCTTTTTTGTAGCGAGCCTTTTTCTTTGCCAAGTTTAAGCCTTTTTCTTCCATATACTGATCAGTAAGAGTGTGTCTAACTTGCCCTAAGATAGTCTCTGGTGCCATGTTCAATGCTCTAATAACAGAGGGGTACAAAGAGTTGATATCGATTGAGCCAATCCAGTCGTGTAATCCTTTCTTAGGAGTCGCTACATAAGCGCCTGCCGCTTGACCTTCACTTACTGTATTGATATTCTGCCTGATCTTGTTAGGAACGACCACGCCATGTGAATGTGCTTCGTTCATTATAGCCATTTCAATCATCGCCACTGAACCCATCACAGTTGGAAGCAATACTGTATTTTCGTGTGCTAACTGATTAGCAAGTTCCAAGAACTGTAACTTATCATCAAGTCTCTTAAGTAGCATCGAATCTTGTCTGCTATACTCAATAAACTTTTTAAAGTCTTTGTTGTAAAGTTGGTCTAATGATCCTTCGTACTCAGTCTTTTTCTCACCGAGTTCTAACTCCGCAATTGCATCTAGTTTGTAACTATGACGAGATTCGTAGTTGTATTTTTTATAGAGTTGAAGATAATCTAAATGAATGCGACCTATAAAGTCAAATGTTTGTTCTTCTTTACCGAATCGTTCATACTTTCTTTTCTTCGGTGATTGCCCTAACAAACAAAATCTACGAGTATCATCTTTGCTCATCACTTGTGTCACACGATTAACCATATATGGAACATCATATCCCTCTGAGTTCCACCCCGACAATACATCTGCATCATCGATTAGAGAAAAGAATGCATCAAACAATTCTTTCTCTGTTCTAAACAAGAACGTGTCTGGAAAGTCTTTGATCTCTTCATGTGCTGTATCATACGTCATGTGCGATGGTGGTACTGCCAAACATACTAATTGATCGATCCAATCTAAATATAGACTGATCGCAGTAACAGGATTGAATGGATCACTTGGAGGAGAGTAGCCTTTTAAAGGATCAAAGTCTACTTCGATATCGAAAAAACACTTGTGTAGTTTCGGAGCCTCTACATTAAGATAGTTTTCACTCAGACATCTGAAAACAACAGGAACATCACTTTCAAATATACGTTTGCCAGCATGCATGCGCCGTTCTTTTTCAAACTCTGCTTGTCTACGCGAAGAAAATCGAGATACTTTGGTGTTGTATAGAGAACGCTGTTTTCCTTTAGGATCTTCGTAATACAATACGTAGTTTGTAGGGTACTCTTTAAGCACCCTTTCCCCCGCATTATTTCTCTCTACTACCGTGATTTTTTCCGCTGATTTGTCATGGATTGCATCGACATAACTCATAGTGCTATCATACTATAAAGTTGTTCTGCTTGCAACCGATGAGTCTCCATTCCTGGGTGTTCTTTGTCCAAAGCATAATCCTTAAAAGTTAGCTGTATATCATCAAAAAAATTATTTAATTCAATCAAATCAGGTTTGTTTTCTTGCGCGATTTCCGGTACATTAAGAAAAGAATAGTTCTGTATATTTTTAGAGTGCAATAACATTTCTGCATGTTGTATTGATAACCAATTATTCCAATATCTCTGATTGTTATTTTTGATATTTGTATCACCGAGTAAAGTGGTAAGCATACTTTTATTGATTTCTTTTCTATGTTGAATATCTTTAGTTTTTTTTGATAACTGGTGACCTTCACCATCTCTATTAATCAGTTGGTAATATTCATATCTATCAAAATATGAATATCCTATTACCACTACATCATCTTGTTTAAAGTCTGTTCGTAAGATATCTAGTAAAATTTGATAATTACCAGATCCAGAAGCAGACAAATTTAAACAATCATAACCTAACTTTTCTGCTAATAGACTGGGCCAAGCATACTTACTAGGAGAGTCACTCGGGCACCCATTTCCTATATAGCAATCAGGTAAACTGTGACCATATGTAAATGAACACCCAAAAGTGACTAGTCTCGGCATTAAATAGTTCTGCCAACAGTCTCCAAAATGTCATTTAGTTGCTCATGGTCAGCGTTCGTATCAGTTAGTTTGCTTTTGTGAGCAATTCTGATTGCTTTCTTTAGAATAGAAGACTTGATCTCTAATTCTTCTGCGATTGATTTTACAGTATCGGCGAGTCCTCCGTTAAGAGTTTCGACTTCTTGCATGACACCCATGCCCTCATTTATTAATTGTTTAAGTTTGTTAACCTGTTCTGGATTAAAGTATTTTACTGCCATTAATTTCTCCTGTGAATGAACGTAATTTTATATGCTTAGATATGCAGTATACAGTATTAGCTATACCACGTCTAGCACTTTGGGTGATTTTGCCTTTACGGCCTATCATTATCGTTTTGTTCGATAATTTTTTCTAGCACTGGAAGAGAGACCCCTTCTAGTTTAGCATAATATAACAATGCGTTAGTATCTTTAGGTAAACAATGTCCTCCAAATCCAAAGTAACCATCTGGGCCTGGGACTTGCATGTGACTATTGCCTACTCTTGGATCACATTTCAACATGTCGGTGAATTGCTCCCATGATGTTTTGGCCTGGCTTCGATCATGTAAATCATATAACTCATTGAAGAATGTTACTTTAGTTGCTAACCAACTGTTGATTGAATACTTAATAAGACTAGCAGTTGTTAAATCTGTCTTAAATGTAGGCACAATCTTAACTTTACTATGATTAATGTATGCTTGCTCTACTTCGATACAATCTTGTAACTCCCCACCTAGTATTTGCATGTGTGGGTTAATAAACTCTTGGTTACTATTTGCTTCTGTTAAGAATTCAGGATTGTACACGATTCGTAAATTGGTATAAAGTATTTTAAACTGCTTTAAATGATTCGGGGTGATCGTTGATTTAACAACCACGACACCTTTGTATTCCAACTCATTTAACTCTGCTAAGACTTCGCGAGCCATTTGCGTATCAACATCTAATTGTGTCGCGTGTTGTGGTGTAGGCACACAGACAAATATAATGTCTGCTACATAAGATACTAAACCTGGTATCGTGTTAAAATTGAACTTGGGATCAACAATAAACTGTTCAACATCCACATCAAAGCCGTGACTGACTGCTGAACCTACGAAGCCCTTACCAATAATGCCTAACTTCATACTGTCCCTTTTATTTTTTCTATCAGATATAGGTCTTCATAGTTTGGATCACCTGTATACTTAGGAGCGTCTTTTAATGCTCGGTCTACTCGCATTTTAATATCCCATAAACGTTTTTTGATGGCTGAACGTGTCCAGCCATCATTGCCTGGGTTATTCATTTCGTATCGAAGTTCTTGTATAATCAATTCTGCTTCCTTGCTATTAGGAATAATCATTCTGCCCTCATGATAGTAAATTCTTTTATCTATTATAATATTTAATGCGTGTCGAGTCAACTGATAAATTTCCCAAAAGAACTTTAGAGATAAATATATAGCATGAGAGCAATAGACTTTATAACAGAATCCCCGCTAAAAGACTTAGAGAATAGACTTCCTAAGATCAAAAGTGATCAATATGATGTAGACGAAAAGGGCAAAATTTATCGCAATGCCCAAGATGCCGCTAAACAAGCACATAAGGCTAGAGAGCAGTTAACCGCCTCTGATGAAATGTTTGACGATGGTCTTAACATAGAAGACGAAGCACAGAAAGGCGCAGACTGGATGGGCAAACTTCTTAAGATTGAAAACATGCCCAAGATCGTAATTAGTTACGACACAGAAGAAGCACAAGAAGGTCACCATACAGGTAGACATGAAGTAGGCTCTGATGAAATTTGGGTCTATGGTAACAGAAACTTAATTGATATTATGCGAACAGTATTCCATGAATTAGTTCATATTAGACAAGGCGAAAAGAATTTAATCACTCCAGGTAGCAGTTATCCTGGATCACCAATAGAGGCGGCTGCCGATATGGTTGCCGGTAAATATATTAAAATATATGGCGAACAGAATAACCACATTTTTCAGTAGACTAAGACACACATTTACTGAACACCCTCGATCACTCGGAGAATCATACCTACATCATCTTTGGTGTGCCTTATCATACGGAGCACAGATGATTATTGCTGGATTAGCCGTAATCATTCATGCTTTTTTACCCTTTTTATTCAAAACTACAGGGAGTAGTTTAGCAAAATCTATCTGTGATGATGTAGATAAACGCAATCGTTAATTTGTTTTTAAAGAATTAACAAATGCAATAGACTTTGCTGTGCGAACACCTGTTATTTGCAACGTAATTCGTAGATGATGTCCTGCATTTGCTGTGCAATGAGGAACGTCTTTCCATTTAAATGTAGTAACGTCACCAGCCTTCCAATGAGCAAAATTAAAGTTACCATAACCCCAGAACTGACCTGGTTGCCAATCTGTTAATTGAATCATGTATCTTTCTACTTTGTCTGGATCTTCTGGGCACCACTTTTCAAGTTTGTCCAGATGTAAGTTCCATACTTGGCCTGGATATTGAACATGCGCTCTAATCGTCATATCATCTAAACCAAATGCTTTTGCTAAGTCTACTATCTTAGATGGTACTTCCCAGTTAAGATTGGATACAACATAATCTTTGCCGTAACCAGTAACATCCAAGTCATAGTCTTCTGATTTGAATTCCTCTTCTCCTCTGACTTTAGATTCTTTTGCAGGATTACCACGGGTGCGCCATGTGGCTTTGTTTGACCCAGAAATTATAATGTCAAGGTCTTTTTGTGACCAAACCGGAGTAACAACACCTATATGCTCGACTGTATCGTAAAGAGAATCCATCACATCATTTTTAAAGTGATAGTTGCTTCTAATCTTTAATTCTTCCCAACTAGATTTAATTTCGGTCATGTGTCTCTCCTAATTTTTATTATATGAGTAACCATATAATTAACATCGGTAACTCATGTACTAATAAATGTAATACTACCGACACGCTTACAATTTGCTTCCAATGCACTTTGCATATGGTAAACATAGTCATATTATTTTTACTTTAATGTTTTTCTTATTGTAATCTTGGTAAGTACCAGTTGGAGGTGCGTCTATACCTAACATCTCAGCTAACTCTAGGTTAGTGGCTACTTCGATGCCATCTTCCTTCCATGATGCGAGAATATCTTTGTTTTGACGACCAATGTGCTTGCCCATGACCTTCAAATTCTTGTAGTATTCGTGATACAGAGGATATGTTATGTCAAACTGACCACATTTAACCCACCAGCCCAAACATGCATCGTCATCTCTGTGAACTAACACGATATAGCAGTCTGGCCAATTCTCTTTCAAGAACTCAGTGTGATGTGCGAGCACATGGCTCTTAATTATTCGTATGCCGTCACCTGAGAAAGGCTTATCAAACTCTGCTTCGCATTTTTTTTTAGAATACTTGTCGATATCAGCAAACCACTCTCCGAACTCCATCCCTGGATCATAGTACGCACCAAGATGCATCAACTGCATTCTGCCGTCAGCATCATGGTGATAAGTTCTATCAAGACTATAATCGCTCCTGTCGAATGACGGACTAAAGTAAATGTTTTTTACAACACTGCTCCATTTAGAGCCTGGAGCTCCTACAACAAAGATATATTTCATATTAATTTCCTAGTAGTTCTTCTTTAAAAATGGGCTTTTGTCCGTAAAGAGTCGAGTTCCACCAAACTAAATTTCTTAGATTTTTTTCAGTTGTTTGACTCTGTAAAAAATCTAATACTTTTACGCCGTTGGCTTCACCAACAATCCATTCATAATCCCCTGCAAGAGCAATGAGTGCTTCACTGCTTTCAGGATCAGCAATCATATCCACAACTGCTTGTTCAAGCTTTGCTTGGTTAGGATTACCTTTATTGACCCAGAGTGCTTTCTGCAAAACATCTCTGTAGTTTCTAAGCAGTAAATATGCATCATGGAACGTGCCGGAGGGCTTCTCTCCCCAACGTTGTTCATACACATCACTAAACAGCATGCCCAAATTGTTTTTGTCGTCAATAACTTCTCCTGACGCTAAATCAAGTACTCCATGTGTAAACCAAGTTTCATTTGCATCTGAGTTGATCTTCTTATATCTGGCAGGAGATTCGCGTGTTACGTTAAGTTCTCCTCCCAAATAAGCCTTTCGACGTTCACCACCACCCATACTCGGCACATAAATGATTTTATCTCTGAAGCATTGTTCATATGCTTTCATAGTGTCTTCATCTTGTGGTCCGCACACCATCATTGTGATAGCCATGCTGTCTGGATTTTGTCCGCTACCTGCCGCAAATTTAACCTTTTCTTCTACGTTCTGATCGTTACGTTTACCAACAATGACAGTTAGATTAGACAATGCAATTAGATTGTAGTCATTATAATTGTACTTGACCGGTTCTAATAAATATGTTTCTGCATTCCCTCCATGACTGACCATAATAGTTTTATCGTCGAATCTGAATTCTTGGTGAAATTTATTAAACCCTGCAATATCATTGCGTCCTGGAAAATTAACTACGATAATTCTTTCACCCAATGTCTTTTCTAACTCAAGTGCGATAATTCTAGCCCAAGTGTCAGTGCCACCACCTGGTTTCTGTGGAACAACCAATTGATAGTCTGCAAAAGTATGTGTAGTCATACCCAAAAGCAATATTACTAATAACAAACGCCTGATCATCAGAAGTTCCTCTGTATTCTATATGCTATGCGATTACGTGTTTCACCGTCAGTTCTTTTTTGATGATCAAATTGAATACTTGAACCCCATAACCAACTATGTTTGTAAGTCAACTGAAAGCTTGGACCATGAGAGTAGTCTGTTGATTTATCACCCGAGAAGATACCTTCTCTATATGCATATGCAACTCCCCAACCAACTTTTGATGCACCATCGTTAAATCTTTGACCATACTGTAGTTGAACTTGCCCATATTCAGTCATTTCTGCTTTACTGCGTTCTTTTGTTCCGATTTGATATCCAAGATGAAGACCGTCAACTCCCATAATATTTCTATTTTGGAATTTAAGTTGATAACGATTTGTTAATCGATTATCTTTATCTCTCTCAACTCTACGGAAACCAAGCCCGACTCTAAAGTTTTCAATTTTAGTTTGATGCATGTAATCAATCATAAATGCATTTTGATCAAATCCATCTGTACCAGATGAATTATCTAATCGATATCCATAGCGAACACTGTCTGCACTTGCTAGCGGAGCCAATAACACAGTTGCTAAGGCAACCAACATTACTTTTTTAAACATATTTTATCCTCGTTTTGTTAAAAAATATACCGTATATTATGGCTACGATAATAAGAGCCATTAATGAACCACTGATTGGTCTTGTAAAGATATCAAGGGTATCATATAGTGCAATGTATGCCACGCTCGTAGATTCAATGCGGTGTGATAATGCAAACCCTATCACAAAAGCCGCTCTGCTTAATTTGTTCACTCTAAGAAACATGCCTAATGTACATGCTATGATAAAGAATGCGTAATCTTCCCAGTAACCTGTGTATTGCACACTTGACCAAACAAGTAATGCAATGATAGGCCAGAAGTAATATTTAAAATCTATATTCGTTATTTTGACTGCATATCTGTAGAAGAATAACCCAAGTATAAAACTTAACAGCAGTGCCCACATGTAACTGCTAAACAGATACTTAAAGAATGTCATATCTTCTAAGACTTCAGGTGTACCCATCTCAAATCCTACAATCATAAACAATGACATGATAATGATTTCAAAGTTTGCACCTGGGATACCAAACAATATAGTCGGTACATAACTTGTTGCTTTTTGTGCATTGTTTGCACCTTCAGTACCGATGACTCCTTTGACATTACCTGAACCGAATGGAATCTTTTCGTTTTTGTTTATCGCAACTGTTTGTGCATATGCTAACCAGTCTGCAATGTTGCCACCTATGCCAGGTATTATCCCAACAACTGCGCCAACGAATCCACCTCGTAGTCCGTCCCACTTGTGAATCCAACTATCTTTAAAGCCTTGCCACATACCTGACCACTCACTTCTAATCTGAGGTATCTTAGTCTTGTGTCTGTTCCTGTATGCTATTACAAGTTCTGGTACTGCTAATACACCTGCTAGTAAAGGAGCCATTTGAACTCCAGCACCAAGATAATCCCAACCTAATGTGAATCGTGCTTCACCTGTGATCGGGTGTTCTCCAATGAGTCCTATTGTAACACCTATGCATAGAGCAATGATTCCTCTGAACCAGTATTCACTGCTAACAAAACATACAGTCGCAAATGCTAGTAGTAAGAATGCTAACATCTCTGGCATACCGAACGCCATTATTGCTGATGCATAGTAGGGCAAGAAAGCAAATACTAGTCCTCCCCAGATCAATCCGTTTACTGTTGATGTAGCAAGAGCGGCACCTAATGCTCTACTTGCTTCTCCGTTCTGTGTCATTGGAAAGCCATCTACCATAGTAGCGGCACTTCCGCCTGCTCCTGGTATGTTCATCACCACACTAGCAAAGCTATCACCGATAGCCGCGGCACATACAAGTGCTGTTGAGAATACCACTATAGTGTAAGGGTCTGGACGAAAAATTTCGATAAAGCCGAACATACTAATCAGTCCAATACCCGCTCCAGCGACAGGAATTATACCAAACATAAATCCGAATGCTGTACCTGCTAGTAGCCAGGGGAAATATTCCATAAATTTTTGGCCCTCTGAGTAATTACTAAATAGTGTTATAATTTCAAAAGTATTTATACTTTTATCAATACAGAGAGAAAAAACTCCATGAACAGTAAAATTTTTAAATTAGTAATGAAAAATTTAGAAGAAACACTATATTTACCAAAATATGATGAAGTTCGTCGTAACCTGTGTGAGCAGACTGACATAGAAAAAATAAAAATAACTCCTGTCAAGTTAGCGAAGTTCCAAGAAGATATTCTCGAAACGATGGGACTGAAAACTCCCATCAGATGGGAAGGAACTATCGAAAGTATAGTAGATCAGTTAGATGTTAAATATTCTATGATGTTTTTTGGTGAGATTTGGAAGCCCATGACAGAGAAGTATAATTATACAGGCTGGGCATTAGTTGATGAAATAAACAAACTAAACCCTAAAGCAGTCCTAGATGTAGGTTGTGGTTACAATCAGTTTAAAGAACGCATTACAAACTTGATCGGCATCGACCCTTACAACAACATGTCAGACTATCAAGTAGACATCTTAGAGTATGCAAACGTTGACGAACACTTTGATGCAATCATAGCCTTAGGCTCTATCAACTTTAACTCACTTGAAGATATCAGAGTCAGACTAGCAAACTGTAATAAACTACTTGCTAAAGGTGGTAAGATGTTCTTTAGAGTCAATCCAGGCATTCAACATAAGCAAGGGCCTTGGGTAGAAGTGTTTGAGTGGAGTTTTGAAATCGCGCACGACTTTGCGAAAGAGTTTGGGTTATTGTTAGATACGTTCAAACAAGATGCGAACGATAGAAAATATTTTGTATACAGTAAGCCTGCTTAACCTGTTTTAACTAGGCGCAAACTTCCTATTCTGTGGTCTGGAATACTAAACATACGTTTCATTAATTGTCTTGCTTCGAAATGTGTCTGTGCTGACACAGTAAAATCCATGTTTCCCGTATAGCCTGGCTGTTTAATAAACACAGTCGCTACATAGAGATGATAAGGACTTGTTACTTCACCGACTCTCATCTTTATTTCTCGTCAGTACTTTTTTGTGCGCCAGGTACAAACAAGTCTAAGATTTTATCGAATTGCTTTTTACTCATGATAGCCACTTCCTGTAGCTTTTCCCTGTCCAGTGGTTTTATTGCCATGTATATCCCTATAAAATCGTTTATTCTGGAAATTGAAAGAACGTGTTCTGTTCCATCGGCAAATTTAATAGGATACTCACCATCAACATCTTTTGCTTTTTTGAGTTGCATTAACAGGTGAGGGACGGTATCACCATCTGGAGTTACTGGTGACTTGTCTTCATAATCATCGTCATCATCGTCATCGTCATACTCACTGCGTACAGGACGAGCTTCTCCAAGTCCTGATAAGCGTGAGATTTCATTCAATTCAGCATCTTCTACACTGATGTCATGTTCGACTACTCGTTGAAGGCGAGCGATATTCATAATATCTCTTGCTTCAGGTCTACTTAACTCATACGTGTTAATGAGTGCTTTTATTTTATCAACACTAGTAGAGTTACTAGGCATATTCCGTAAGAAGTCAAAGAATTTTTCATAGTTGAGCATACCATGTTCTGGATCTCTAACTATATCTAAATTTTCCTCTACTGCTTGACCAGCTAATCTTTTCATGTCATTCATTTCTTCGTCTGATTCCTCGTGTATCGTATCCTCAGGTTTTGATCCGTCCCAGTGCTTCTCGTCAACATCAGGTGCGATCCCTTTTGCTTTCGTCGTTTGATATTCATCATTCGAATCATAATCTTTCTTTGTAGGAGTAGCAGTAGTTTCACCATCGGCTCCCATAAATCCAGGAATGAATTTACCTTCGCTTAGTTTTGCCATTATTTCAGAGTGTTTCATATTAGTATTTATCTCTTAAGAGTTCCAATGTTATGAACGTATTCGTTACCGGCCTCATTGATTAAGCCGTTAAGTATTTCTTCGATCATCTCGTCAGTTAAGTGTCTTCTACGCATTTCACTGCTTTGAAATCGTCCCCATATATGAACTTCTACGGGAACATCTCCGTCTACTTCATGTACAGCATGCATGCGATGTCTTCCTTCATGTCCATCTACACGTGCTGGATCATGAAAGATAGGTGGATCACCTTCCCACCTATCAGGTATAGTAATTTTTAAAAATGGACTAGCAATAGGTACACCATCTGCAACTTTCTTTACCAACCCTTCAAAATCTCCTGCACGATAGTCACCTAAGGATGCCGCCAATCTATGAAATATGGATGGAGTCATCATTACACGAATACCAAAGTAATCTGGATTGTCGCCACTGTTGTTAGGGACAGCTCCTAAACCATTTTCATTGTCTAGCTCGTATTCTGTAAGGTCTGTGTCTTCGTATGTACCACCACGAGCATCACTTGCAATACCCATCACCATGCCAGGCGAGCCGTCACCTTTATAAGAGTTTTCTGTAAGGTCTTTGAATTCGTTAAATCGCATTATATGTTTTGGTCCAAGTCATTATCAATAGTTGCTCCGTAGGTGTGAGCATACAGTTCATCATAGTTCCCAAAAAGAACATCCTTACTAGGTGTAATAAACTCGTATTCAAACTTATTTAGTATTAATTTTTGGATAGGAGCATCCATGGCATCACCTTCTAAGAAGTGGTTTTCCATCTTGAAAAACTCGTGATATATTCTTCTGTCGTTGTATAACGATGCACACATTATATCACTGTTACAACTGATTGCACGTGTGTATAGTTTAGGCGTAGTGTACATTAATAAGGCATTTTCTATGTCCTCGCGGCTTCTCTTAAATAAATACCATTTCTCTTTAGTCTCTGTCTTAAACCAATCATTTAAAAACTTTCTAAGAAATGTATCTGTTGTTTTACTGTTCTCTTTTGATGGCAAAGAGTACGTTGATGCATAATGCCCTTTTTTAGATTCGATCTCTTGTCGAAGTTGGGCTATCATGCTAGTAGTATCGAGTATATCATAATATTTTAAAGATAGCAATAGTAAATGAGGTATTAAATCTCGCAAGAATACTTCGTCACCGTTCACTCCATACAAAACAATATCCGGTTTTACTGGACAGTCTGAAAGCTGTTTGAAAGTAGGTATAATAACTTGCCAGCGACAAGTAGAATCCACTAGATGTTTATAACATTCTTCTTTGTTATTTTTTGCATAGAAAGTGACATGATGTGTATTAGTAAAATTACTTTGTGCAATTTTTATATATTTTTTGTGAATGGCACCAGCGTCACATGGATAGAAGTCATAAAGATATTGCGGATCATCATAAAAATATTGTGATTGGACCGCAGAATCGATCCCTTCACTTAATGAGCAAAATCTATTAGGATAGTTTTTCTTAATTACGTCTGCATGTGATTCCATACATTGATGTATGTACTCAGCAAATTCCTCGAAGTTATCCCAGTATTCTTGTGCAAGAGCATCTTTGCTGTCTTGTATATAATCATATGGAGGGACAAACGAGTTGATATGATCATAGAAAGTTTCAGACTCTTTGGGCATTATCTCACGTTCATACTTGTCATATGTAAGAGTTTTTCTAACAACATCCTTTAAGGTGATTGTCATGTACGGAAGATAGTTAGTAATCTCTGTTCCGTATTTGGTTGCGACAAACAACTTATGATTTTGAAAATAATCTATTGATATCTGGTAAGCATCTTTGGTCAGTTTCACAGCAAAGAAATTTCCGTTTTCGTCATCAAAACTAAAGTTCTTACACGCTTCTAGTATATCTCCTTGAATCAGATAACCACAATACAATACTATAAAGTCTGAATTTTCATATATTTTAACTAGGTCGTCGCAGTAGAAGTGCCACTTACCAAACGATTTATACTCGGTCTTGGTGAACTTAGTATTATCGTCGCATATGAAAAACTTCATCTTATTCGTTTGATTCCAGATTTTTTAGTGTGTAGAGTAGCATATACATATTCCTTGCCTAGACTTATACGCACTTTGTCAATTAACTCATCTAACATTTTTTTGTTGTTATTATATTGTGTTTCCGCAGGTAAGGTATGGTCCAAAGACATAATCTCTATGTTTTCACTGTTCTTATCGAGACTTGTAAATGCAATATACCCAAACTCTTTGGGTCTAAACTTATCTTCTAAATCGTGTTCTATGAAATGACAAAAGAAATCGGTACACGTTCTGGGTTTGGTGTCTTGAATAGAACAACCTGTACTGCAAAGTTTATTGCAAGTGCTCCAAGGACCAAAATCTATACCAGATGCTTCTGCTTCGTTGTATCGGTCTATTTTTTTCCAGTCACCTGTAAATCCTGTTGATTCGCAACATGCGGTACAATCGCCACATCGTGGTTCTGTTGGTATGATCTCAAACTTCTTTACCCCCAACTTAAGTCTCCTTCATTTTTTTGTGCAAAGGTAAGAATTTCAAATAAACGATCAATATAAAGATTTACTTGGTCATTAGATCGGCCCGCGTCATGCATTGTTGCACTTTTACCTATTCTATCCATGCCGTCATCATCTTTGTATCGGCCCATCTCCCCACCAGTCTTGGATGGTGCCTGCGTGTGTTGGCTTGTATCTGAATTTTTTAATCGCATCAATGTACGTAGAATGTTGGGTATATCTTCGTGTTTTATTGTACCGCCATAATCAGGAACGAGACCAAGCATTCTTTGTATTGCCATTGCGTTACCATTGCTCACATTCATTTCAGGCGAGTCAGACATGAACTCGTCGATGGTCCCATATTTTTCATGTGGGACTGCTTTAGTAGCTGAAAAAGTTACTGACTCTGCCATAAATTCTAAGAATCTCATTCCTCATCTCCAGTGGGCTTTTCACCCGTTAAGTATGGCTTTGAGAACCATAATTGAAACCATTCTGGGGTGCCTGGTTGTATTTTTTTATCCCTCATTGTCTGTGCAATTTTACTAGAAGTCTTGGATATGTTCGAACCCATTGAGCTATCACCTTCGTCAACATATGGATCATAGACACCAGCCAATCGCTTAATATCATCTAATTCCCTGACATGCAAGAACTCACTTGTTCTTGGGAATTTCTTCCCTTCTTCGATAACTGCATCGTCTTCTTCTTTCATCAGTTTAGAGAAACGTGGCTTGAATACTTGTTGCTCACCTTTAGTAGTTTTGAGTAAAGGATGATTGTTCTCATCTTTGGCAAAGCCAGTTACTTCTGCTTTGCGGTTTTTAAACTTGCCCACTTTAACTTCATCACCTACTTTAATTTTAGGCAATGTTAGTGTGTCATCGTCATCTTCTTCTGCTATTTTCTTACTGCCAGTCTGAGCAATCTTTGCTTTCCCTGTTTTCAATGGTCGCAGTGTCATTTCTTTGAGCTTACCTGTATTAATTAGAGTGTCCCATTTTGTTTGTGGTATATAAAAGTGTCCGTTATTTGATTTCTTAAAGCCCAAACTTATAAGTTGACTATCTGAGTAAGAGCCACGTAATTCTCCTGGTTTTAAGAAATGCAATTTGTTATAATTATTGTTGTTCTCGGTTTGAATTGTCCATGTCAAGTTATCGAATGATTCTACCAAGAATCGATTAAGATGATGCTGGTGAGCGTATGCTTCGCGCATCCATTTATTAGACTTTTTGTATTCGTCGAATGCAGACCTTATTTCTGGCATCAAACCCAATGTCCTAACATCCTCACCATCAGGGCCGCGCCTGGGTATACCAAAGAACAATGCTTCTTTGTCTTTAGTCGAGAGTGGCATTTTTTGACCTTGATCATCTATAATTATAGCAGTTTTATTGTTTACGAAGTACATATAGAAAAAGTTGCTTTGCGATTTATTAAAAAGTTTATATCGCAAGTCCCGATAATTCTTACCTAGTTGCATAAGGGACTGGCTGGCACCCATTGCGGCATCATGCTCTATGGGATTCAGGTTAATCTTGTATAGAGTACCGGGCGCTAACCGAGTATGTGTTGCTTGAGCGCGATAGTATCCCCTACCACTAATTAATGTAAATCCATTGGGCATATTGAATTTTTCTATGTTCTTGATCCATCGTTTGCCGTCATTCTGTAGGTTAGGTTTCGGAGTATCGGCCTGAGGCTTCCATACGGAAGCAGGAGCCAAGCCATTTTCTTTTGCTTTTTTCGGGGACATCTGCTCTTTTAGACCAGGAAGGCGGTTATACAAGAATGGTTCCACAAGAGAATTAGTTTGTACGAGGATATTTGGTGAGTTGCCTCGCCCTTCAAAATACGTACCAGACTCTGGTTTAAATGCCATCATATGCTGGTCTGTCAGTTCTCTTCCTATACTAGCTCTCATGCCATCATTCCATCCCTCGGAGAATACTTTACCAAATCCAGCGGCCATAAACTTCTGGTTTAATGTATGGCTGTATCTGGAGCGGGCTATCGTATCGCTAGTTGACCAATCAATATCTTCTATTTCTTTTTCATCTGCACCCAACTTTATAGCCATAGCTTTCAAAGCCTTAGGGTCTAAATCACTCAATGCTTGTAAAGATTGCCTTACATGATAAAGATAGAATATTATAGGATTTGCAATTCCGAGTTTAGTAATAGTTAGTATTGGCAGATCAAACACCGTAATACTAGCAGGGAGTGAACCTAAGTTGGTAGTGTCTGGTAAAAAGTTAATGAAATCTCCGATACCTTTAGTTTCTGCATTTCTTGCTTCTGCTAAATCTTCAAAATATTTCTTTAAAGGTGCATCTCCTCTAATGCGTAATATCTCTGGTGACGCATGATCAACTGTTCTAAAACCGTTATGAGAACGTCTATACTCATCGACAAAGTTGGTACTAGTACGTGTAAACTCATCGACAGCGTTCATGTGCTTCTGCTTAGCCTCTTCATATGGAATTTTTTCTACCAAAGACGCAAGTTCTTTAATGTCCGGCAAGGTATTTAACTCGACAAACTGATCCATATTGTCCTGAGTACTTTCAAAATTTATGGTGATTGAATTGCGGTTCCAGGTCTCGGATGGTATCATGTTCCCGTCATCGCCGTTACTGCCCCGGTATGCGCGTTGAGTCTCGGCATCTTGTTCGCTATCAATCTGGCCTACAGCTGGTCTTACTGGGTTGCCTATAGGAGTAACTACATATTGTTTACTTTTATCAGCGTTCGTAAACTCATACACTCTATGAATACCTATCTCAGTAACATTTTCGGGATTCTGTAATGTTAATGATCCTTCCTCTTTTGCTAGGTCGATTAAGAATGGTAATAGTTCTGGGAATCGCGCAAGTATTGCATTAAACTCTTCAGTATTAGTCGGAATTTTAACTGATCTACTTCTGCCGCGATTGCTTCCATAAGTTCCACTCAACTTGGCTAGCATTTCTCTTGACTCACCTGAAAATAGTTGTATTGTTGGTATTCTGATACCATTGCCGTATTGTTTTGGTAGTTCATCATCTTCCTGTTGAACTTGAATGGTATAGTATTCATCATTAAATGTTTCTTCCTTAGGGATAACATAATATGAACCCTTCACGCCAGGAACATCTTCCATTGTAAACGCAGGAAAGTCCCGGACTCCTTCTTTTGCGGCTTCTATGTCATCTGCTTTAACTGCTAGAGCAGGGTGCGGCACAGTTGCATGTACATTCTCATCCTTCACCATGCGCCTAAGTCCTGGATAAGCCTTGAAGAAGTCTATTACGTGCTTTGCTGGTAAATCTATCGAATCTTCTACAAATGTACCGGGATTATCAAGCTCATCAGCAAAAGGATTTCCGTTTCCGTCTTCATGTCTATAGACTGCTTTTGCCATTCTTCTGATTACAATTGAGGCAATCTTACCTGCCTTGCCCCTGCGGTCTTTAGTTTGCATGTCTATATAAAACGTATCACCTACACTACCAAAAGGGTTTTCGGTTTTTGGAGTGACAACAAATCTAGGGAGCGAAAAAGGACCACCATATGGACCGAATTGATCTATCTGTACAGTGGCATCCTCATATACTTCAGTAGGATCAATAAGCAGGTTATCAGGTAGTATCGACTTCGTATGGTAGTTGCCATGGTATGGGTTGCCTCCCCCGCGGCCAGTCCTGTCCCGATTAGGTGCGGCATCTTCACCAGTAGCCTCTAATTGTTTTTTAAAATCTTTCTTTAGTAGTGTTTTGATTTCGGGTACTAATTTTAAAATTGATTGGATTCTGTGGTGGTCGTCAACCAGCAATCCCGTACCTTCTGTGTTGATTCTTTGTACTTGTGTTAGGCCCGGGTTTTCAATTGGCCACGTAATACTGTATTGAAGTCCAGGCACATCTTTAGAGTCTAACACAAAGTTTCTCCATGTTGTTGGATACCAAGGGTTATCGCTGTCACCACCTCTATAATCAGCATTGCGCTGAAGTCCATAATCTTCAATTTGAACGTTTTCTGTTTCAGTAACTACTGGGTCTACCAGACTCGTACCTGCATACATTTTTTTTAATTCTGGATGAGCTTTCAAGAACGAAATACTAGCTAGAGTATCCATTGCCTTACCACTGTTGTCTTTCAGATTATCCAGATTACTTACATTGAACATCAATCTTTCGTCTTCAGATTTTTCATAAGTTGCCGTATCCTTCAGGCGATACATCTTTATACTATTAATATTTGGCTTAGTATCTTCAACCAGATCATGTTCTACCGTATAAATATAATCTGTATTAATTTTGGATATGATATAATCTACTAGCGGCTTGCCTTCATAAGTTACATGTGAATTAATAGCTGTCTTCGGGTTATCGTATATTTTATAAGGCATGGCCCATGCTAAATCTACGTATGCTTTTTGTACAAGCGCGGCTTTTTCTTCGGCGGCTCCCTTACCAGAGCCTATCTCACTGGGTTTTAATTTGCTAATGCTGTCTAGTGATTTATCCAGCAATTCCTTTACCTTAGGCTCTAAAAATTCAACCATGCCTGGAATTCTTCTTGTAAATTCATATGGATTAGCGGGTTCATGTGTGTGATCACTTTGCCTAGTTCCTATGATCGTAAACGGATCAATAGGAAGCCTAAATCTTCTACCCTCTTCTCGCTCCTCCTGGATATTTACGCTGATACCGTATTGATTCTCGCTAATTCGTCTAGTAGCGGTGGGGTCCTTAGAGTCGTCTGCCTCTAAGTCAGCATCTTCTAGGGGATTTGTATCTGTAACAACATACCCACCTTTAATTTGCTCGACTTCAAAATCCCCGACGTTATCAATTGGGTCAAATTCTTCTATCGAATCTCCGCCGAATCTAGTTACTAATTCGGGGTATTTTTTAAGAAAATTCCGTTGTTGTATCAGATTTAAAGTGTTTCCACGGCCGTTAATATCGAGGGCCATAATTGTTGGATAACCCTTAGTACCTTGCACGACTGTATATACTTCGGAAGGGTCTGCTGTTGATTTTATAATATAAAATGGTTGACTATCTTTTCGATATTCGTCTAATGTAAAACCATCACCCGTTGATGTCTCTATCGGCTCTTGTAGCCAGATAGCACCAGCCTCAGCGGCTTGATCTTTAAGTGCTTTTTTAAGACCAGGATATCTATCAACGAGATTTATTTGTTCTAGTTGATTGAGGTAATCATCTTTCTCATCAGCAACAACTATACCGTGGCCGTTTTTATGAAACTGATATTTCTCTCCTGGATGATCGGGTCGTCTAGGAATAAAAATAGACAGAGGGCCCTGTTTATTATAATGAGTGAAGTAATTTTGTCCTCTAGTGGCCGCTGTACACCATCGTGTACCTCTACCATATTTCATGGCAGCCGCCTTAGTTTTCGGATGAATAACTAAAATATTATCTTCGTCATATAACTTTGTATAATCTCTCTTGGGGCTTAATTCATCATCTTCAACATCTAACAAGTCATTTGAAAAAGTATCTAGCTCATTCATGAATAGGCTGAAGCTTTTGAACTGACCGATGTCAGCGTTGGATAAATGTCGCTTAATTTTTAACTTATGAAATTTTTCTAAGTAATCTGCGATAGTAGATTGGATATCTTCTATCGACATCGCATCTTTAATATAAATTCTCGCAAGCCATTGTACGTATTCTTTCTTCTTTGTAGGGTCTGTCTTTTCTAATGTATTCAAGACTTTGATAGCAAGGAAATCGTAGGCTTTTGCAACTAGTGCTTCTATTGCTTCAGGCGTCATCTTATCGTTCTCATTCCATTCTTTCGATAATGGATGTTTTGGATCTTTTGAGGCCTCGATTTCTTGTATTCGGAGTGCTGTGGTTGCATCCAGGATGTCTGGATTATTATCGACATCGGTCATCAATCTGTCGGCTAAAGCAACACCCATTTTTTCAGCGGTCTTGTCTTGTCTGTATTCTAGTAATAGATTTTCGTAATGTGATGAGAGCATGCGTTACTCCCTAGATGTCTTTAGTGTGCTTCGTAACATCCACTGGTGTTTATTCTGAGCATCTATTCGTTCAGCAATAAAATTAGAAATGCCATAATGTTCTGATGCTTCACATGAATCATAGCATACTTTTAAATGTGCAAGTATTATTTCATTGTCTCTGTATAATTCTTGAAACATCAACTCTGCTCTAGGTATTTTTAATTGATCTGGTATTAATGATAATTCCGCAAACCGTGTGATTGAACCTGGGGTATAGGATTCTAATGTACGAATGTATTCAGCCGTTCTATCGATTGCATTGTCATATACTTCCCCTTGCAAATCATCAAAAAATTTGTGGTATTGTGGAAAGTTGCTACCTTCTATATTCCAGTGAAAGTTTTGCACTTTGATAACAAATGCATATGATGTTGCTAATAGTATTTTAAGGTTCTCTGCGAGCATTATAATCGTTCCTGTTACATGTATTTATCTGTCAGTCTTTCTCTCGGGCACAAATAGTTTTCTACTAATTTCAATGCTTTTTTAAAAGCCGCACTTTCAACATATGCTAGTTCTCTTTGTTGTGCTGTCGTGGATGTATAACGCTTCTTGGTCTTCTTTGGGCGATCCTTGATTGTTTTTGCTTCATCCTCTTCTTCGGTTGTCATAGAAAGATTGTGCATTGGTCGTTTGTTTTTGTCGATTGGGTGATAAGTCTTAAACTTGTCGTTTTCTTCTTCGTATGTCGATGGATAAGGAAGACCTAATGACGAGCCACCAGCACCGCCAGATCCTGCGGTTCCTCCACCAGAGGATCCACCCATACCTTCGGTTTGTGGGATTTTATGGCTCTTAGATTGAGTTATTTCACGTAATTGCATATTATAACGTTTCTATATCTGATTAAGATTCTTTAGTGATCTGTTTGATTGCTCCGTGTTTATCACGGATATCACCTTTGCCTATGTCTAAACGTATTTTATGGTTAGCGATTCTTTGCTTCAATTCTTTTGCATATGCTTCTTGGCCAGGAGAATCAATTGCTTTTTGATGCAACGCTGTTAACTGTTGTAACTGTGAACTGCTATCGTATGCTTGCTGTGCTAAATGGTTGTTAACTCCCCATAGACTAGCAATTAATAAAGCTCCTGCCGCTATGCTTCTCATTTTCCCATTACCTTCGCGCAAATTTCTTTCGTATTCTTCCGACACCATGCTAAGTGTGCTACCAATACGTGACTCTTTTTTAACACAATTGTTAACTTTGGTATCACCTTTCATCTTGGTGCCTTGTTTCTTGTAACCGTTCCAACATGATGGATCAAGTCTTTGAGATTTCTTCCCATCTTCGGATGTGTATTGGGCCGCGCCTGGAAGAGTTTTTATTTTAGGTAACTCACTAGATCCTGCTACTTTACGATCTGCCACTCGTTTAGCACCCGAAATATCTGGTCTGCTTGGCTCCCTGCGATCCGGTTTTGATTTAAAAATGTCATTGAAAGCATCGTTGTCAAACACTTCATCAATTATTTCATCATCAGCAAATTCCGCATCTGATATTGCATCATCTATCTTACCTTGTAAACTACGAATAGCATCTTCAAATGGTTCTTCTAGTCCGTAAATAGCAGATTCTAAATTGCTTTGCGCTTCTCTAACTTGATCTTCATAGTATCTAAGTTCATCGGGATCAATACCGAGCTGTTCTGCAAAGGTCTCTATTTGTACCATAATGTCTACGACATCATTACCAAGATACTTACCGCCTTTTGTTGCTTTTCTAACATCGCCTATAGAATGTTGTAATGCTTCTAATCGTCTTTCGTCCTCAGATGCATTGTATTCTGCGAGGTATCCTTGATCTGCTCCTTCTAGTATAGAACTCATGTTACTTGTTTCCTTTTGTTGTAGATTCCATATATGGCTCTGTGTCTATTTTCATACCTGCCGCCAAACGATCATTTGGTTCGCCTTGACCATATTCTGATGCTTCATGCATTTGCGCTTCGTATTGTAATGATTCTTTAACTGAGTTGAGATAGTCATTTGCTAGTGTGATATAAGATTGCATCCATCCTTTGATACCTTCATCTTCACTTCGATCTTTGAGATAAGACATTATTTCTTGCGCATTTTGCGCTGTTGCAAATAGATCACTCTTAGCCATTTTAACTTCATGGTCTACTCTGCTCTCACCTTGCGGTACAAAGCCTGTCTTGCGGTCCTTGCGTTTAGCGCCTGGTATTACGAGAACTTCTTGTTCTGCTATATCATCTTCTGTTACTTTAGTGGATTCACTTACTTTGGCTTGTTTACGTGCTACTGTACTATTAGCATATTTGCCTGATGCTTTCTTACCAGTAAACATGTTACCTGCTTTCTTACCACCATATATGCTAGGATTACGTGACTGCATTCCATTCATTGGCTGATTTACAGTTGCGACATTGCCTGCACTAGTGCCACCAGATGATGCATTTTCTGTTATCTCATTAAACTTCATTGAATATCTCTCGTTGTAGTATAGTATTTATCAAGTAAATAAAGAAAGCAAGATAAAAATCACCAGACAAAAAAATACCCCAGTTAAGGGGTATTTTATTTAGCGTAGTTATTATGAACTAGGCTTTTCAAATGTTGCTTCATTAACTGGTGGCATCGTGCCACCAGAACCAACGTCTAATGTGACGTTACCGTCAGTATCTGGTGTCATAACGTCTTGTGCCACCTTCTGTTGTTCTTGTTGCATATACATAGGGCCGATATTGTCCATCAAATATTGTTGATTTTCTAAACAGAATACATATGAACCTGAATGTCTCAGTAATACTCGTTTATCAACATGCACTTTTCCGCCCATATCGCGCCAGTTTTCACAGAATGTCCAGTCTTCTGAATAATAGCGATTCTGACGTACAGCAGTATCGAAGTAAGTTTTTAGATATTGATCGTACACAGGGTCAAGTCCGATGTCGTTCTTATATTGCTTCACAGCAGGATGAGATTTTAATTTTTCAAACACTTCTTTCTTCATTAGCAAGAAACCTGTGCCTGTTTTAGATACTTCTTGGAATCCGTCTGGACCTTCTTCTGCTCCATCAAAACCATTCACTACCCATTTGATTGGCATAGTTTTCATTGGATAAAGACCGCCAATAACATCAACATTGCGATTAAGTAATACTAACAAATGCCATGGTTCCCAACCGATATCTGCATCAACAAACATCAAATGAGTTGCTTCAGGCATATGCAAAAACTTAGCAGTTAGTGTATTTCTTGCTCTACTGATCAATGACTCATTCACCATTGTCTCAAGCGTCCAGTCGATGTTTAATTGACGAGCGGTGTTTGCCCATTTAATAAATGACATGAATGTTGATTCAGTTAACATACCACCATAACAAGGCATTGCAATATGTACTTTAGTTGTGCGTAAGAAATCTACGTTAACTTGTACTTGTCCTTCTTGCGGAGCAGGTGGCGCATCGTTGATTTCTTCGACTGCTTCCTGTAGAGTTTCTAACGGAATGGTTGCTTCTTCTTTCTTCGACACCGGTGCTTTTTTCGTACCAGTTATTTTTTTCTTTGCGGCCATGATTACTCCTATGTTGTATAATATTAGTGGCTTCGTTTTATATAACTACTACTATTATTTACTACGCGGAGAAGGTATCGAATTATTTTTCTTCTATGTAATCATCGGTTTCGGATAAATCAATTTTATTCCAAAACTCGCCAGGTTGTTGCGTTGGTTGCTGTTTGCGTAATACTCTTGGGGCCGATGTATCTCGCCACCCGCCAAAGTATTCTTTGAGTTGAACTGTCTTAAGTTGTAACCTTTCTACCAAGTCTTCAGTGAATGGGAAGTCCTCGTCATCTGGATTATATGTTGCTATGTAGTCGATGAGGTTTCTCGTAGTATCGAATGCATCTTTCATTTCTATAGGCAACAGTCCTGCTTGTTCCAGTTCTTCAAATTCAGTTAATGCATTAAGTAGTTCCGCTTGGAGTCGTGCTAACAGTTCTTCTTGTTCATATCTTCTTTCATTATAACGATTTTGCTTACTTTCCTGTTCTTTTGCTTTTCTGTCTCTAGCCGCGCCCATATCTACTACTTTGTCATCTTTTTCTTTGCGGAAGCCTTTAAGTCTAATTACGTTGTCTCTATCTTCTTCGAAGAGTTTAAATAGTTTGTGATGTAAATCAATTGACTTAGCTTTTTGATCATCGGTCGTTTCTTTAATCATGCTACGAATCTTGGCTATACTTTCGTTGAAGCCACCTCTTCGTCCATTTCTATCAGTGTCTCTTAAAGGCATTTCAATTTCGCCGCCTACTCCTACCATCTGTGCGTCATGGTTCCAGTACTGCTTCGAATTGGTGTCTGGGTCTACGAATTCTTCATTAATCATGTCAGCATCTACTTCATAATATGTATTGTAGGAATCATCCTGCTCCATGCGTTTAACAAAAAATGGCATATGATTATTTTCTAACCATTCATTAACTGTATACAGATCATAATTGTATGGATCCTCACCGATATCTGTGATAGCGGTACTGTTGATGTCATTTTGGCTAAGCAAATCATCTTCTAAAAAAAGAAATTCTTTAGCAAGTTCTACGTTGTCTGTCCGACGCCAGATTAACTCGGCTATTTCATGGTGGCTCATCATGGCATTTTTGTCGATGCTTTCGTCTAGTGGCTCTTTGTATGCATGTTGTATTAAACGATCCATTGCATCATCAACTGATACTTTATACTTTGTGCCTTTCTTGTCTACTACAATGATGTTATTAGACTGTGAATCTACCCTAACCTTATAACCTTTTGCTTGTAGTTGTGCTTTGGTGTACTTATTCCTGTCGTTAAACCAATCAACAATTAAGTTTTCTATGTTGGTAGGTAAGTCAGGGCGTTTGAATGGAAACACGTCACCTTCTGCTAATTGTTGCAATACAGAATCAAATAGTCCTATCACATTCTTAATTAGTTTGGCGTTGTTTGCGATGTTGGGATAAAGAGAAAGTGCAAGTTTTGCTTTTCCTGCTGAATCTAACTTGGGCCATGTATTTCTAATCTCGGACCCACTTGTAATACCATCTGCAAATTCGACAGTTGGGAAATATGCAAAATACGCATTTTGATCAAAGGGTTTAAGATTGTGTGGCTCGTATAGTTGATAATATGAAGGTGAACCATCTCTCTTTGTGGTGCCTGGAACTGGAGATTCGTCTTTGTCTTTATCACTGCGCACAAAGATCAATACATCTTCTTCAGCATTGTATTTTGATGTGACTTCGTCCGGTCTAAAAGGCTGTTTTACTTGAACAAACTCGCCTGATGGTACACCGGCTATCTTTGCTAGTTTTTGCTTGACTTTAAACGGGAAAGGTCTTGCTTTTTGATCGTCGCTTGCCACCACATAGACATCAGCATCAGGAAATGCTTCCTTTACAGAATTGTATAAAGCTGTGTGTCCCCTGTGGAATGGATGAAATCCTCCAGGCATAATGACAATTTTTTTCATAGTTAGTAACTTATCTTAACAAACTGAACAACACCATTATCAAAGTCATCTAACCTTGCTCTCATATAAGTAAAGTTGCCTGTCAGATTTGTAAAAGAGTTTATGTTTGAATTGACGTTTTGCTGATTGTTTGCAATTACCTCGTGCAACTTAAACCAATCTGCATCACCTGGTGTAGTGGCTAACGTCCCTTCAATAATTAGATTTGCTGTTACTGAGTCGAACTTATATGATATTGTTTGTAAGTTTTGGTTACCTAGGTAATAAGCCGCGGCTGGTGTGGTATTACCCACAACATCTGATTGAGGTGAAACGAACGTTGTCTGTGGTAATAAGGCTAATATAGTTGATTGTGACATGATTAACTCCTCACGACCTCAACTATAGCACCCTTACCGACTAACTCTTGTGCAACTGCTTCTAACTGAGATGCAATATCGTCAGTGATGATCTGATTGCCCTCTACTTGTGCATCGTTGTCTTTAGTCAATATGCTAATTTTAATAGCAACCATATCTTCTACTATCTTGGCCATAAATATCTCCGTGTTATAAGAGTATTTATGCTTTTAAAGATCGATGCTCAGTTTATGGTAAAGGCGGGCCGGTATTTTCTACTTCGATGATACCATCCTCTCCAACTTTTGCAAATTGTTTAGCAGTAACATTGAATACTATTTCATTGTTGTCTAATACACACATAATGTTTGAATTTTTGATTTGTTCAAACAGAATTTTCTTACTCAGTGGTACTCTGATAAGTTTATCGATCTCACGAGCTAACGGCCTCGCTCCTAACTTACTATCATACCCTTCTGTAGCAAGATGATCTATTGCAACTTCATCGAAGTTTAAGGTGATGTTATGCTTCTCTATTAGAGCTTTCTGGAGATCAGCGACGAATTTGATTACAATCTTTTTAACTGACAGTGAATCCAGTTTGCTAAACTTACAAACCATATCAAGTCTGTTTCTGAATTCAGGCTTGAAGAAGTTCTTCATTGCCTTATCATCTTCACCAGTTTTATCTGGATCACCGAAACCGATGTTGTTTCTTTCACCATCCGCACTACCTAAGTTAGAAGTGAGAATGATTAAACAGTTTTTACACGAAACCTGCTTGCCGTTAGAACCTGTAATAGTTCCCTCGTCTAGCATTTGCAAGAAAATGTTAAAGATATCAGGGTCTGCTTTTTCAACCTCATCGAACAATAGCACGGCGTGAGGGTGTTTACTCAAGTCTGATATCAAACGTCCGCCTTGTACTTGGGAATCGCTGAAACCTACATAACCTGGGGGTGGTCCTATCAAACTGCTTACACTGTGCTTCTCTGAATACTCGGACATATCGTATTTGAGCAGTGGCATATCTAAGTTACTAGACAGCAATTTAGCCAATTCTGTTTTACCCGTGCCTGTTGGGCCTAAAAACAAGAAACTTGCTATGGGTTTGGTCTCGTTACCGATTCCTGCAAACGACACATAAACTCGTTCGATCACTTCATCCACAACAGTATCTTGTCCATACAACTTAGACTTGACATTCACATCTAGGTTAGTAATACGATTTAAATTGTCGCCTTTTAGTTTATCAGCAGGAACGCCAGTAAACTTCGCTACTTGATCTAAGATAAGACTTGTTGTTATGTCTACACCCTTGTTTTCTAATACACGCTGTTTTGCACATGCGGCATCAAGTAAGTCAATGGACTTATCAGGGTTCTTCCTGTCGTGTATATAGCGAGAAGACATCTCTACACTGCTTTTGATTGCTTCTTCTGTGATATTTACATCATGGAAGTCATTGAGTCTTTCTGAGAGGCCTCGCAGAATACTAACTGTTGTATCGTCAGAAGGCTCGTCAATTGTAATACGATAGAATCTACGCATCAATGCTCTATCTTTCTCAAACGATTCGTAGTACTCTTCCCACGTTGTTGATGCGATAACTTTAAGTGTACCTTTAGTAATTGCAGGTTTAATCATATTAGCAAAGTCAACTGAACCATTTGATGTTGCACCTGCGCCACCCATTGTATGTGCTTCATCAATGAATAGAATGCATTTCTTTTTGACTTCTAGTGCTTCAAGAACTTCTTTAACCTTTTCTTCGAACTCGCCGCGATACTTTGATCCAGCAAGTAGACTACCAATCTCCAGTGAGTAAACTTCTGATTCTAATAAGAAATCTGGAACTTCTCTATTGACAATGGCAGATGCAATACCTTCTGCGATAGCAGTTTTACCTACGCCAGGATCGCCTACCATGAGAGCATTTGCTTTGAATCGCTTCGCCAGAACATTGATAATATCATCTATCTCTTGTGTTCTACCGATAACAGGTTCTAGTTTGTCTTCTCTGGCCAACTGAGTTAAGTTAGTGGTGTATTCTGCTAATACTTCATCTGCTTGTTCTTCTGAAATGTTTAAGTTAGTCTCACCTTTGTAGTATTTCTGCCAAAAGTCAATAAAATGCGATTTGACTACGCCATACTTTAATAAGAAGTAATGCGCATGAGTATTGCCTTCAGTAGCAATAGAAAGATACAGATCAATAGTCGTAACTTGTTTACGCCCCGTAAATAATACTTGGGTTACACCTCGATTCATTACTCGTTCTAATGAATTGGTTTTTCTTGGCACCATATCAGGATCTTTGGATTCAATCGCATGCAAACCACCAAGATAGGATTCGATTTCACTAACCAACAGATCAGTGTCTACGTTAAATTCATTCAGACATTTCCTAAAAGGAGGATGCGTAATCAACGAATGCAACAAATGTTCAATAGTAACATATTCATGTCGGTACTGTTTAGCAGTATGGACTGCTCTCGATATAATATTTTCAATTTCCGGTGATGTATTCAAATAATTGTTCCTCTATTTTTATTTAGTGCTTATAAGATCATTAAGATGTTTATACTTTTTGATTACATCGACAATTTCAAGTTCTATTGTATCAGGTATAACAGGATTTAACAAGATCAATTGGTCACCGAATTGACCAGAATCTGACATTGGACTTGCCAGAGTACGTATTGGCATACCATGACCAGCAATTTTAATTTGTGTATTTGGCCGTGTATACGGCTTGATCGTGATTTCCAAGGTTTTTCCTGATATTGTATCGAACTTGAACTTGGTGCCTACAATTAAATCTAACACCGAAACATCATGTTTGGATAAAAGATTATTACCAAATCGTTGATACCTAGGATCCTCCCCAACATGAAAATCTATAACAAGGGCGGTGCCTTCTTGAATTAAATTAGGATATTTAATTTGTTGTCCAGTTTCTACTCCTCGAGGAATATTAACGGTAACTACTTTTTTACCAGAATGTGGCGTCTCCACCTGCATTGATTGCGTATCACCAGTATACGATTGAGTCAATGAAACTAATATGGTTGTTCGATACATAGGTTGCTCGCGTTTTCGATTGAATATATCTTCAAAGTTACTATTAGTGAAGCTATTCTTAAAGAAGGCATCATCAAACATGGGCCTGTCACGACCTCGAGGTGCATCATAATCTTGTTTGTTCTGTGGATCTCCTAAGACTTCGTATGCTTGATTTACCAATTTAAACTGTGCTTCATTACCGCCCTCTTTATCAGGATGGTGTTTGCTAGCCAGCCGTTTATAGGCTTTTTTGATCGCTTTTGCGTCTGCATCTTTAGTGATGCCTAATGTAGCGTAATAATCCATGCAGGTAGTATATCAGTAACGGACAGTGAAGTCAAGGATTAGGTTAACTTTTTTGAAATTAGATGCCGGCTGCGGCTTGAAGGTCTTTAATGTAAGTGTCTTTGTTTACTAAGGCTGATGATTTATGATCTAATCCAGCGGCTAATCGCATTTCGTTGAGATCGTCTTCTACTTCGTCAGTCACTGTTTCTTTGTACTCACCTGGATTTAAAATAACCAGGTCTTTTAATAGAGGTAGTTCTAATGGATAATCTTCACCATTAATATTAACAGTCCAATCCTTAAGAGCATAACCAGTCAATGTTTGTAACTCTTCGATCAATCGAATAATATTGCCGGCTGACCATGATCTTCTTTCCATTTCAACAAATACTAGATATTTGCCAGGTTCAAGTTCACCGTCACTTACACTCGCGTCTAGGACAAATGAATATCCTCGTTCGAACCAAGAAACTAAATCCTCACCTACCGATTCTGATTTAACAGTAAAGGTTAATGTAATAATGTCTTTGTCTTCGCCCATCTTAGCGGCATATTCATCAATAGAAAGATAAGAGGTCATCTGTCCCTCCATATCTAAATAATTCAAACTTTCAGTTATAGTACTCATTATATTTGGAATGCTCCGTCTACATTTTCATCTTGGCCAACTACATCATCTATTGCGGCTGATGAATCTTCTGCATCTTCAGGTTTTGCTTGGTCAAGGTCTGCGTCATATGCGTCCTCGATTTCTGATAAATCAATTGTTTCATCAGCGAGATCGACTGAACCTTCTTTAATATCATCCATAAGATCAAACGGTATTTCTATTTGCACAAACCAAACTTTGTTTTCTTGCATTTTAGGATAACGACTTCCTGATTGAAAGTCTTCGTATGATTCAACTGCGACAGGAACCTCAATTTTTGATTTCATTACCTTAACACTGCACCCGATTGCAGATAATCTCAATGTGGCTCTTGGATCTGGCATTAGTGTGTAAGGCCACATGAAAGTACATGTACATGCGTACCTTCCAATGTCTGGGCCCTGCACTAATTCACCATTGATCCAATTTCTGAAGGCATACACATCTGCTTCATCCAAGACCCTTTCGAAATCCAAAAGAGTATTCATCGACCCGTCTGACATGTAGATATTTTTAATGGTGTCTACAATGCTTATAAAGTCAATGTTCTTAAAAAATGCATTTGCTTGCTCTGAAGCAAGATTGTCGCCTGTTATTCCTTCGCTCATACTAGTATTTATCTAAAGTGAATTGTAATATAATTTTTGAAGCTGGTTTATTAATGTTGTGGGAACATGTATTTATCACGTATTCACAAATTAAAGACATATGAGAGTTTACGTAAATGACCTATAGTAAGTACATATGAGGATGTAGTATCCTCACTCACACTAACTTAAATAACAGGAAACAATTTATGAGTAAACGAAAAACTGGAGCATTAAGAAAAAAACATGAACCCTACACGCACAAGGAAACTCAAACAGGGACAGAGGATACATTTTACATGAATTCCTCTAAAACTATTGACTTTGACAAGTATAGCAAAAAGCAAGCATCACGTAGACCAATCGAATTAATACCACAGAGTATAAATCAGGAAAAATATATTATTTCATTAAATGACCCTGAAACCGATATCGTTATGGTCGCTGGTCCTGCTGGCACAGGTAAAACCTACTTAGCAATGTTGGCGGCAATGAGGGCATTAAGAAACGGACAGTGTAATAAGATATTATTGACAAGACCAGCTGTCGCAGTAGATGATGAGAAACATGGATTTTTACCAGGTGATTTAAACTCAAAAATGGAACCGTGGGTAAGGCCATTATTTGACATAGTTAAAGAATACTATGGACAGAGCGAAATCGAATATATGTTAAAAGAAGGAATCATTGAGATTACTCCGTTAGCATTTTGTCGAGGCAGAAACTTCAAGCACAGTTGGATTATATTAGATGAAGCCCAGAACGCAACACCGTCACAAATAAAAATGTTAATGACACGGATTGCAGAAGGTAGTAAAATCGTAATCAATGGTGATATTGAACAGACTGACCGAAAAACTCCGGATAATGGCTTGCTTGATCTCCAAAGGCGAATTGAAAAAAATAAGGTTCCAGGCATGACTGTATGTGAATTCGATCAAAAAGACATAAGGAGACATAAAATAATCGAACATATTTTAAACATGTATCAATAATTTCATAGGTCCTTATGAACCAAACGAAAGGGTCTTAACGACCCTTTCGACTACTCTTTAACTTTACATTAACACTTTACATGTTGCGTTAGAGACATAAGCTCCTGCTTTTTCAACTGCCATTCCACCAAAGCCATTTCTGCCTCTGTATGTCATTGTAATTGTATGCTGACCATTAGTAACTGGTGCAATCCTTGTTTCGATATGTTCAAAACTTTTTGGATCTCTCATAACATTTTTAGCGGTTCTGACTAAAGAACTATTTGATCCGTCCCATGCACTTAAACAATGAAAACCCTTACGTTCTTTTTCTGCTTTTTGAGCAATTGCAATTTGATCTGATTCCGAAGTGCTATCAGTGCTATCATCGAAAGACGCAATAACTAATACAAATACACCAAACATAAGAGCAAGTCTTCCTAATACCTTTGGTAATTTAGAATCCTTTCCATAGTTTCTTCCTTTCTCCTCTATAGCCTCGAATCTGTCTTGTTCGTCTAAATATTGTTCTTCAGTCATAATAATACCCTTATTTGTTTAACTTATGATACTATTATACTACTTTGGGTACCCAAAGTCAAGCCGTTTTAACCAAAAAGAAAGGGTCATTAAGACCCTTTCGACTACTGAATAGGTTTGTCCCCTAAAAGGTCTTTCTAGTTTCGATTCAGTACACTCCGAGCATATGCTGGATATACTAGATAAGGATAAGTAATTTGTTTTTTAATTTCCCATGAATTTTGTTTTTTAACAAAACTTGAATAATATTCATCATTAAATCCTGCTTCAAAATAGGTGTGCGATCCACTTGGTTCAAAACTTAAATCTAACAAATCAAATATATTACTATCAAATATTACTTCTTCACTACCGTCTGCAATAGTATAATTTGTATTGTACAGGTATCTGTCAGGGTCAATCTTTTTATTACTTAACTCAAAAAATTCAATTAAGTCTTTGTCTAAATTACTATCATCGAAGTTTTCTAAAGTAACGGCTTTCTGCTGTAAATGCTCTATCTTACAAGATATAAGTTTTAAGTTATTTGGAAAAATATTATGTATTTGTTGCCTTTGACAATTGGCAAGGAAGAAGATTATTCCTTCTGTTAATGCACAGTGACCAAACAACTCATGTATATAGATATCACCTTTCGGTAACGTGTCATTAAAAAGGTCTATGTTTAAGACTTCGACTTGATCCGTGTCTCTATATTTGCTTCGTAAAATATTATAAGAAGGAAAGTGTATCTCACAACTATAAACTTTTTTGGCTCCGTACTTTATACTCAACCATGTAAAGAAACCAGCACCAGCACCGCAATCAACAATGACTTTATCTTTGGCATGTTGTCTGAGGTACTTTATATATGCGTTAGTTCTATTACTATCTAACAGCATTTCCCAAACATACATGTTTGGTACAGGTAAGTTCATGGACTATCTGCATCGACCAGTTTCTGCATCTCTTTTTGTAAGTTTATAAACTTAGCATATGCTAGGTATTTTCCTGCTTGTTCTTCGGCTACATTCTCCTTGAGTATTATGATTTCTTGTCTAAGAGCATTACATTCGTTGTTTTTATCAACCAACATGCATCGTAGTTCTTCCTCAGGGGTGTCATTTAATGTTGTACTAGCCATATAGTGTCACTTTTTCTGTTTGCGAGTTTCTTTCTCGATTGGCGCTTCTTTTACCAACTGTTCAATGAGTGTTGGATAGATTTTATTATAATATAAATGCATACTGTCAAATGTAGTATCGTGATCAGAACCTTCGATAACACACTTCTCAACTGTTTTCCTAGCATAGTCTAAAATAACGTTCTTAGTACTGTGATCAGACATTTTTATCTTTTTCGCTACGTTAACCAACTCGTCAATTTGACCGTTCTGTTTTCGTATAAATTGTATCATTAAATATCGCATAGTTTTATTCTTCTGTAATTATGAAGTGAGTTCAACTAAAGTTGCGGCTAGAGAGATTTCAGGAATACCCACTAAAGGTAAATTCGCTAATCCATTTCTAATCACGACAATGTTTGCGTCACGTTGTTCGTCTGATGCACCGAATAAATCTAAGTTTTCATACATCCAACGATAGGTGTCTTCTATTCTAGTAGGATACAATGCGACATACTGCATTAACTGCTGTCTAGCATCAGTAAGTTTTCCTGCTTTAAATAATGTAGTAGCAGTGACTAATAGTTCATCTTCACTCTGGCCTATTGCCTGAGGTGCCCTCAGAGCGCCGGAACTGCTGTTTACCTGCAATTGATTGAGACACTTACGTAAGTCAGGGTATGTAGCACGAACATATGTATCTAGCGTGTCTAAATCGAAGTCAACGCCCTCAGATGCTAGTACAACTGCACCTCGTGCTGTGAATTCAACCATGTCTGGCTTAGCAATGTGATATACATGACAACGTGACTTCAGCGCAGGAATGATCTTGTGAGCATAGTTACATGTCAATATGTATCTGACTGTCTCGTGGTATTGTTCCATATCATTTCTTAAAGCGGCCTGTGAAGGCTGAGTTAAATAATCAGCCTCGTCTAACAGTACAACCTTGAACTTACCGAATGGCATAGTTTGTACAAAGCCATTAATTTTGTCACGCAAAACGTCAATGCCATTTTCACGAGATGCGTTAATAGTTAAAACATCATATTCTTCTACACCTAACTCTTGTATTAATACTTTAGCAAGTGTAGTCTTGCCAGTACCTGGATCACCAGACATCAATAGATGAGGGAACGATCCTTCTTTAATCCAATGTTCTACTTGTCCTTTTTGTATTGGGTCTGTGAAGACATAATCTTCTACGGTACTAGGACGATACTTCTCTACCCAAAGTTGATTTTTCATGCAGTTCCTCTGTAATGATGTATTATACTCTGATTATTTCGCGATGTAAATTTTAACGGGTAAATTATGCGCCTTCGTTGGGACCGAATGCCGCCTCGTTTTGTGGTTCATCACTTACTAACAGGCAGTCTTTCGGATCGACGCACCGTATTGTAGTTGGACCATTTTTGTCTACGATGTTGATGCCACGGTCCCAACGACCATGAGCGACAAGAACATATTGTCCTACTTTTACATCTATAGTTGCACGAGGACCGATAGAATAGACTCTCGCCCATCTTGGTTTAATACCTTCTGACTTCTTATCATCATCCATAATGATAATGCCACTGGCTAGTTGGTTGCTACCAAATTTCATATCATGTACTATAACTTTATCAGCAATCGCTCGAAGACTCGATATATTGATTGCATTTATATTAGATTTAAGGCCAATCGCCATTTACTTTTTTCCCTTTTTGGTAGATTTAACTTGTTTAGTTTTCGGTGCTGGTTCTACGACTATGTTTTCTAATGCCGCTTTTTTGATTGCTTCGATGTCAAAGTCTTCTTCTAACTCAGCAAGTTCGGTTTCTTCACGATGCAATTCTCCCTCTGCACCAAAACTATCAGGTGCATCATCTGCTGATTTCATTACAACTTTTTCGGGTTCATCAATTGGTTCTAATTCTGCTTGGCTAATCTCTGATGGACTTAGACTTTTTACCGGCGCTGAACTTTCAATCAGTTTGTCGAGTAACGGAGTATCAACATCTGGATTCGGGACTACAGGTTCTGCCTTTTTTAATGCTTCGAGTTCTCGTAATTGCTTAGGAGATAGAGGTGCATTAGGATTAGCACTAGGACTAATGTTAGGTTGCTCTGGTCTGGCCACCGCTGTTTGTGATCCTACTTGTTGTGCATAAGACTTTGCGGCTTTTTGACTGGCAGGTATAACAACTTGTCCTTGGGAATCAATCTCGTCCCCTCGCGCATTCACGTTTCCTTTGTTGCTCACGGCTCTGGTTTTTTCGTGTCTAGCGATTAAACCAGACATATCCAAACTTTTTCCTCGTGCTGTTGTGTAATTTTTCATGCTATTTTCCTATTTTAAAAATTCTTTGATATCTAAATCGTAATATAAACTATTTATACGGTGAATACCGATCAAAAACAAAACAAAACTTGAAACACTAGATCCTCGCCCAACGCCCCATACGATGTCATGTTCCCTCATCAAGTCTACAAGATACTTCATGTATTGAAGTAAAGGAAATAATTCTCGTTTTTGGTACAGTAACAATTCTTTGCCCACACGCTGGAGTTCTTCTTCATGTGTGCATTGATTTAACACCCATTCTGCAATATCTAAGTTTTTATATGATTCCGGCATGAACCAGTTGCTTCTCATTTCTTCATCAAACTCTGCTACAGATATATGTTTTAATTCATGCTTAATTAATTCTGGAATTGCACTCAAATCTAATTCTGCATTAAAATCTATTTTACTATCAGTTAGAGTTTTTTTCAACGTTAGTTTAGGATCAACCATGTATAGGTCAAATAAGTCATTTTCGGAGTAGACAGGCTGTCCAAAGATATTTACAATCATGCGTCTATTGTACAGTAATTAGGTGAATAAGCAAGTAAAATGGATTACTTTTTGTGGGCTGATTTGCCCGTTTTCTTTACGAAGGTAAGGTCTAGACTTTCCCAAGCGTCATCAGTGAATAGATGGACTATATTTTCTGTTCGTGCTTTATCTGCTGTATGCTCGGTGCATAGATTGCTACAGTTCCACCAAAGGCCGGGCCCATGTTCAATAGCATTATCTGATGCTTCTTGCACAGTACAGAATCTTACGCCATCGCCTAAACTAGATCCTAAGGTACAGTCAGTGATGTGTAGACGGCCTTCTGTGATAGCATTAAACTTTTGTAGTAATGTCATTGATACTATTTGATCGTATGGTTCGTCTGGCATAACACATACTCTCATGCCAGCGTTTTTGTATTTGTCAATTGCGTCGAGGTCTGACTGATCAATGAACAAAGCGTTATTAAGTACGGTGTGTGTAAAGTGTAGTATTCTTTCTAATGCTTTATTTTGTTCTGAGATGACGTTTGTTTGGACTATCATCGAAAGGGTAATGTAATATTGACTGATATAGAAGTTTTCAGCGAAATGGACAGCACTATCAAATGCAATATCGCGCTCAATCCTAGTACTCACTGTTTGTTATCCCCCTCTACCTTTATGTTGTCTGCTAAATCTTTCTCACCAAACAAAACATCTAATTGTTTTCTATGTTCTTCTTTGTAGCTGACTATGGCCATGGTCAATTGATGTATGAGTGGTTGGTTGCCCATGCTATAAGCAATAGTAATTTTATTGGTGAGTTGACTCAGAGTTTCTTGCAACTCTTCTACGCTTTTATCAGATAAATCACTGACAAAAGGATGTGGTATTGTCATAACGCCTCCTTAAAAGGAAACCAAATTTGTTCGTTTCCAAATATCATTGCCTTGAGTGTATGCAGTTCCAGTAACAGAAGCTATCGAGCCACCTGCGACAGTAGTTAATTCCTCTGTTGTTCCTGCAATACCATTGGCACGTGAGCGACTTACTGTTATTTCTGTATTTGCTCCTACATTTACCGTTTTTATGTAATAAGCAGTATTTGTTAACAGACCTGTAGTTGTGATATTTGCACCTGTAAATACGATTGGTTGATTAAGACCATAACTTGCAATGTTCGATACAGTGGTAGCAAACTCTATTCTATCGGTTGTTGCATCAGATGAATATACGTTTGCAGTCGTGACACTACTATCAAACGCGCCTACGCATAGATAGACGTATACTGTGGGAGCGCCTTGCATTGTCCCAGAGGCCGTGACTAAAGCAAAGTCTGCGCCGCCTTCTGATGCACTAACTGTAAATGAAGTGTTTGCAACTATTGTTCGGACATAATATATAGTTCCTGCAACGATGTTACCGAACACAACTCCATAAAATTGAATTGGCATACCTAGATAGAAACCTTCTGTTGATGCAGTTGTTAAGATATTAGATGATGTTGTCGTGGCAGTCACTAAGACTGGCTGTATTTTTGGTGCTAATGCGATGTCTCCGTTGACATCACCTTGGTAACCTGTTGGTGTAATTACATTTCTGACTTCTACTTGAGATGTTTGATAGGGTCTATTAAGAGGTTCGATGGTAACCGAGTTGCCACAATCAGTCGTAACTAATGAATATTGTAGATTAGTAACATTGTACGGTGCAGTAATTGCTAGGTTTCCACCAACAGTTGTATTATTTTCAATGATCACATCACTACCAGTTACTGTGCCTGGAAAAATAATATATGCTTCGGTATTTGCTATCGTTAAATCTAATTCTATTTTACTTTGAGTATTAGTTGGTGCCCAACCTGCTAGTTGCAGGGTAGTGTTGCCTGTGATTGTGCCATATTGCACATCACCTAAGGTAGCATCAATTACAATTGTGCCTGCAATAGAATTTCCTAGATTGTATGTGGTAGAACGAAACGATCTGATTGCCGCATTGCTAATAAGAGTATTGGCCATGTCATTATTGATAGGTATTCCTACCAAGCCTGCTTTAACAACAACCTTCTCTTGTAAGTCCGTGATTTCTATTCCAGCCGTATTAAGATTATTCTTAATAGCAGTTGTATTATCTCTGAATCCCTGCGTCGAGTTGTTCACTCCAGGTTTTGGATAATTAACATCGATGCCGTTTGTATTGATCGTGCTCATAATTTATTAGTTCTCTCTGCTATACTTATTTATCAACTCAAATTAACCAGATACATTTTTCTCGTCTGGTAAGATGGTTTTTCTTGGAAACAACACATGGAAATCTTTAGAATCTGTTGGGGACGGAGGAGGCGATGCACTTGGTAAACCTGTCCATGCCGGAGGTGCTACATTATTATCATAGTCGTAAGTAATAGATTTATCAACCGTTATTCTGTCTAATTCAAAATTAATCGTGTTTAATGTGTATGGGTTTCCTATAGGATCAACCCAGAGTGTTTCTACATTCGTTTTAATCTGGGCTGATGTTCCAGGCTGACAGTATGCTATGACCCAAGCAGGAGTATACCCTAATGTTGAGCCATTTGGTTGCTGAGATGTCATCCAAGCAGGCAACAATCTAAAGTCATATTCCTGTCCTAACACATCACCTGTCTGTGCCCTCATGTTGTCTAAACTATTTGGATACAGTGTTCTGGCAAATCCTGGTGTTAATGATGTAAAGTATGCTGGTTGACCAGCTACTGTCCCTTCTCCAACATAGCTGGAATAAATGTCAGTGGCACTGGTGTACCAGTTTCCTAAGTTTATCGGAATGTCTCTGGGCCACGTAATCGTTTTGCTAACACTTTTTCCCTTAGGATTAACTAAATTGTCTTGTACTTGTGAATAAACAACTTCATAGACTACATCACCGGCATTGTTTTTTGCAACTGCTGTCTTTATCTCACCGAGAGTAATGTTTCTCCAGTAATGATTCTTTTCTAATGCTATTACATATTCATCAAAGTCACTCGCATAAATGCCATATGCATGTTCGTATACAATACTAGTCGATTTTCCAAAATTCACATCTTCTGCTCTATACAAGTCTGCTGATGGAATGATCGTGGTACTTGTTAACAATTGGTTGATAATATTTCTATCCGCGATTGATGGAACGCATTTAATATATAATGTGTCTGTTGGTTGGGAAAACTCTTGCTTGATTTCAAGTGTAAATTCTTTAGTAGAATGAACTATTGGGTAGATAGGTGAGTATGCTTCAATTGTAAAGTCAAACGATGTCTCTGCATTAGCTGGAAGAATACCAACAGTTGGTTGATAAGCGACGATACCAGATATTTCACCACTATCTAGTAATACTAAATTAGATGGGAGTGCGCCACTAGTTACTCTGAAAGATAGGTCCACGTCTGCTGTTGCACTCACTGCTAATACAGATGTTTGGCTATTAAACATAGTGCCTAATGCAGTAGGCGTGATCCACGTCACTGTACCGAGTATACCGTTAGTAACACGCATGCTATAATTAAATGTTGTACTAGATACATTAGTAAAACTTGACTTTCTGACATTCACAGAAAAAGAAAATTCACTTATGCCTTCAGCAATCGTGGGATATCCAGTAATCCATCCAGTAACTGGATCTCCGACTATTCCCAAGGGTAAATCTGCGTATAGATATGTTAATGCGTCACCATCAAAATCTTTTCCCAACATTTTAAAAGCAAAATACTCCCCACTTTGATACTGTCCAATATCTGCTGGCTGGGCTGGTAAATATGTGGTATTCTCGTTGTCGTTAGGGAAAACATAATATCCATAATTAGTAGGATCATTTTTACCTACGTCAAATGTTGCAGGTCGAGTGTTAAAGATTGTTGGTGTTCTGCTGTTGCCTGGATATCCAGGACCACCTTCACTTGACGATGCATTTTGATTGGCAACCACGATAATGTATGATTCGATTGCCGTCCCCAACAATGAATCAAGTCCTAATGTAAAGCTATAAGTTTGAACAGTTGGTTGACCAACTTGAATTTGTGGTAGTGATGCCGTCATATTACCAACAGCGTCAACCAGTACAACTTCACTTCCACCCCTAGAGTCTGATATAGTAAAAGTTGTTGCATCTATGATAGTTTTAATAAAATACGTTCTACCAGCAACAATGTCTCCATAGACTGTTCCCGAGAAGTTAATAGGTCTTTCTAGTATAAATCCAGTCGTGCTTAGTACTTGTATAATGTTTGAAGATATAGCCAATGCTGATGTTGTCACTAAAGGATAGTTAACATTAATGATAGGTGCATCAGCATAGCCTCTTATTAATCCTTGAGTGTTTATCTCAAGTCCAGGCGGCAATTTTCCTTGTGCTACTCTAATAGAATATGCATTAGTAGTAACTGGATTAGAAATTTCAATTTGGATTTCTCTCCAAACACTGTCGTTCGTATTTAAAATTGTGCCTGTTGGCGTAGTAAAGGTAGGTGCCGCAACACCACTAATTTCTACGCTAAATGTTCTGTCTGCTATTGTTTGATCTGTACCTACTTGATTGTCAAATGCTCTAATAGCAAAATTATACACGGTATCACCACCAATGGTAGATGGTACTCCTGATAATACACCAGTAGTTGTGTTTAGTACGAGACCGCTAGGTATACTGCCACTTAAGACAGTATATGTAACTGCTGTACCTGGGGAAATTGCAGTCGCAGAAAATGTAAATGACATCTCAACTTGAGATGGATACGTTCCTATTGTCCCTGCAGGGGTTGTCCAGTCTGGACCATGGCTCATTTTTGTAATCCATATGAGTAATGAGTTTTTTTATTTATTCTGGATGCAGTCAATGTTTCTTTTCTGTTTCCGTCTTTATTATATGAAACATGCACCCATCCTGAATCGGGGATGCCAGGAGTATAAAACTCTAAAATAAGTTGATCAAATTCACAATTCTCTTCTATCCATTTCGCAAGTTCATAATTAGTCACGCCAGCCACTTCAGTATCGGCCGCTTTCCCCTCACAATGCTGTGATTTACTGCTTCCACCTACTTTTTTATTAAGAGCGGTGCCGCGATATCCACTGGAAATCGTTGTAGGGCCAAAATGATCCCTAACTAATTGTATTACATTTTCACATAGTAATTTTGCATTTTCGAAATGTTCTTCGGACATGCTATTATCCAAATCATGACGTAATGCAGTTTGGCTTTTGATAAACTCTGCTACTGTGAAATTGTTACTTAATTTCATTTGCTTTTTCCTTCTAAATATGCAAAACATTATGCATATGTCGCGCCTACAGTATACCAATTTGTAGCGTTGGTACAGATATACTGTAATGTTCCGCCTGCAGGATGCGAGTACGATGCGTTAGTACCGAGTGAATTAATTATATCGCTCGTGTTAGGATATACTGCCAATGTAGTTGCTGATGTATTAGTAATAAAAATTATTAATCCACCGACAGCATTCGGTAGTTTAACACCTGAACTTGCACCGACAGTTGTAACTCTGTTTATCTCAGTTGTTAATTGTGTTGCATCGCCTTGTGTCGTTCCGGCGGCCGAGACAGTATCGGTATTTGAATGCAACAGCAATGTACCAACTGATGTAACGTTGGGTTGTGCCGCTGTATATACCGTACCTGAGACAAGTGAATTTGCTACTTGACCAGATACGTTGGCACCCGCTACTGCGTTCGCTGTACTTGCGAAACTTACTGCACCTGATACGTTACCACCTGCTACTGCATTGGCTGTACCTGCGAAACTTACTGCACCTGATACGTTACCACCTGCTACTGCGTTTGCTGTTGTTGCGAAACTTACTGCACCTGATACGTTACCACCTGCTACTGCGTTTGCTGATGTAGCACTTGATGCTAATGCGACTGCACCTGAGACATTTGCCCCTGCTACTGCGTTTGCTGATGTAGCACTTGATGCTAATGCGACTGCACCTGATACGTTACCACCTGCTACTGCGTTCGCTGTACTTGCGGTAGTTGCTGTAGTTGCTAGTGCGACTGTACCTGAGACATTGGCACCTGCTACTGCGTTTGCTACTTGTGCAAAATCAACTTCACCTGAGACATTGGCACCTGCTACTGCGTTCGCTGATGTAGCACTTGTTGCTAATGGGACAGCACCTGATACGTTAGCACCTGGTAAATTTGTTAATCCACCGCCATCACCTTTGAATGTTCCCGAGCCGCTAGATATTTCGATATTACCAGCGTTAGTAATGATATTGCTGTTTGTGTTAAATGCACCGCCTAAAATCAATGATGTCAATGTACCCACTGATGTAATGTTAGGTTGTGCGGCAGTTGATAAAGCTCCACCGAGTAAAGTAGCATTAACATTGCCACCTGCTACTATATTCTTTCCTGCAGGTACATTGATATTACCTGGGACAGCAACATCACCAGATGCTTTATTAAACGTAAAGCCTGTGTTACCAGCATATGTAGAGCCACCATCATTAAATATGATCTGTGTGTCTGCACCTTGTGCTGGAACTAGTGTTGCAGTGTCGAACGATAAGGTACCTGAACCATTTGTCTTTAAGAAGCCACCACTGGTTCCACCAGTGATTGTTACATTAGCTACTGGGCCTAAGTTTGATGTACTATTAAAGTTTATGGCTTCTAATCCACCTGTTACTGACATAGAACCTGTTACTATTGCTGTTACACCTGTATCTTGTACTACTAATAAATTTGCTGTTCCACCAGTCGAAACTCTGAATGCACCACTAGCATCAACTGTTGCGTTACTAGATCCATTGACAATGCTTGATCCTGCTGATACTGAGAGGTTTGTTAAGTTCGCTCCATCTCCCGAGACATACGTGAATACTCCACCTGTGCCTGCAACATTACCTGATGCAATATTTCCAGTAACTGCTAGTGTAGATAATGTACCTACAGAAGTAATATTTGGTTGTGCGGCCGTTGTTATAGTAGCCGCGCTACCCGTAACACTACCAACAATATCTGCTGTCACAGTTAATGCGGTTAAAGTACCTACAGAAGTAATATTTGGCTGAGCCGCAGTTGTTACAGTACCTGCTGTAGTTGCTAATGGAACAGTACCTGAGACATTTGCTCCTGCTACTGCGTTTGCTGATGTAGCACTTGTCGCTACTGGGACTGTACCTGAGACATTAGCTCCTGCTACTGCATTTGCTGTGGTTGCGAACGTTGCCAAAGATGCTAAAGAAACAGTACCTGTTACATTTGCGCCTGCTACTGCATTTGCTGTTGCGGCGAAGGTTACTTCACCTGAGACATTTGCCCCTGCTACTGCGTTTGCTACTTGTGCAAAATCAACTTCACCCGAGACATTTGCGCCTGCTACTGCATTTGCTGTTCCTGCAAACGGAACAGCGCCTGAGACGTTTGCGCCAGTAACATTGGTTAAGCCCGCACCATCACCAGTAAAGATACCAGTGTTCGCTGTAAATGCAGGAGCAGTTATCGTGCCACTTGAATTTAATACAGTGAGTGTACCCGTTGATGTAATATTTGGTTGTGCGGCAGTTGTTACTGTGCCTGCTGTCGTGGCCGATGTCGCTAAAGGAACAGTACCCGAGACATTTGCGCCTGCTACTGCATTTGCTACTTGAGCAAAATCTACTTCACCTGAGACATTAGCCCCTGATACTGCGTTCGCTGTTGTTGCAAATGGTACAGTACCTGTTACGTTACCACCTGCAATAAAACTTAAATTTGCGCCATCTCCCGAGAAATACGTGAATACCCCACCTGTACCTGCTACATTACCCGAAGTAATATTGCCTGTTACTGCTAATCCAGATAATGTTCCCACTGATGTAATATTTGGCTGTGCCGCGTTTGATACGGTTTGTGCTACTAACGCTACGATATTTGTTAAATTTGCTCCATCACCCTTAACCCATTGAAAATTACCACCACCAGAAGTCGCATTGACATTGCCACCAGTGACATTTCCTGTCGCAGTCAGATTTACTAGACCTGTAACAATGTTTGTTGGTAAATCAATCGTTGCTTGTTGGGTAGAAGCATTAAGTATAATAGTACCGCCAGCTACACCATTACCAGGACCAGATTGCCCTAATTGTAATGTAGTGGTGGTCATCTGCACACATGCGAGGTTGGCAGTAACAACTACGTTACCAGTAGATTGATTTACTGTTACACCTGCGCCCGCTGTTTTATTGACAGAGACAACTGCTTGATCACCTAGACCCGCAAATACTTCTGTAAAATTTAATTGTACTTTTTCGAATGCCGAGCGTATCGCATCTGCATCTGGATCGTCTGGGAATGCGCCGAAGTCAATATTTCTTTGTGCCATATGGATTAGTTCCTAATAGTAGTATTTATCATTCCCATCCATATCATCGATCCAAAAAAATACCCGACTTAGCCGGGTATTTGAAGCGTGTAACTACGTTTCTTATTATTTATTTACTTAGTTCGTCCATTTTGAGCATTAAGCCTGCTAAACCATCATGTGACATGATAGACCCTTCTTTAACTAAATCTGAACCATTGTAACCAGTGCGATCTTTTTGATCCGCAATGACTGGGACTGTTGCTTGCCCTGTTGATTTCTGCTTGTTAAGTCCACCAGAGATTACATTAGTCATAAAGTCGATGTCTTGTTCGAATGATGTTTCTGTGCCATTTTTACCAGCATCATTGGCCCATTCATTCAATTCTTCTTCCTTATCTTCATCGACTTCCTTATCTTCATCTGTCTCTTCCTCAGCACTATCATCTTTCTTGCCGTTCTTTTTATCTTGATATGCTTGTAGTCCTGCAGGTAATTTACCTTCTGCAACTTTGAATTCTCTTTGATCATCAGTTTCAGTCTCTGCTAGTTCCTCTGTATCACCTTGAAGATCATCAGCTGGTGCATCTTCTGCACTTTCTGCTGTTAATAAACCTGGATCATCGTGTTGGGAAAGTGGTTGCTCTGGTTCTTCTGAAGATTCTGCACCAACTTCTGATAGCATGTTTAACATCTCTTTCATAATAGAACCGGCGTCCCTGTTCCCGTAATCACCCCTAGACTGATCTCTACGTGAATGATAATTATCGTCTTTATGAGAAGCTCTGCCATCTCTCATACCCAATGACTCATCTTCCTCGTCATTATAACCTTGATCTTCGTGCATATCGTCTGACTCAGGTTTAACATCGTTGGCATCTATTTCGACACCAGATTCTTTTTCTTTAACTAGCTGAGGAGTGTCAGCATCATTTGATGCCAATGCGGCGTTTGCCGCGGCGTTGCCTTTCTCATCGTTTGATGAGTTATCTGCACCAGAGTCTGGTCCGTATTGAGCGGCCATATTAGCGCCTTCATCCGTTTTATCACAACCACAACCTTCGCTTAGTTTGTTTCCGCAACCTTCACAGCATTCTTCTGTATCACCGTCAATTACTTCTACGTCAACTTCGTCTTCGAAATCATTAGTATCATAGTCGGTGCCTGTAGCAGGAGCTTCTATCTCGCCTTCCATGCCTTCCAAGTCCATAATACCCATCAATTTAAGCATGTCATCATGTGAACCCATTTCTTCTGCTGGAGCATCTGGTGAACCATAAAATGATACCTCGCCTGGCTCTATAGCGTCTGCCTCGACTTCTGCATCACCGTAGTTGCCTAACCCAACGTCTTTAACAAATTTAAGTAAGCTATCTGCTTCAGCATCAGTTGCGTTAACACTAACTCTGTCTTCCTCTCCTTCACCTTGAGTGATAGAGATCGTAACACCTTCATCTACTTTGTCTTCATTTAACAATGCATCTAAATCGCTTTCAAATGATTCAAAAGTCCAAGCATCATCTTCTTCAGCAATTCCTTTACGTGCTACTGTCTCTGCATTCCAGTCATACTTGTCATATGCGCCGGAATCATCAGCACCGACGTTTCCGTCTGGTGAAGTTTCTGCTTCGCCCATTGCACCGTAAGATGCCATAGTGTCTACGATTGGTGGTTCTTCTTTAACAAGGCCTACTACTGGTTCATTGCGAATGCCCATGCATTCATCAAGTCCTTCTACATAACCTTCATGGTATGCTCTATGTCCTTCAGAACCTTCATCATGTGGACACGAATATCCACCTTTACATAGACCATGAGATTTACCCATGTGCTTTGCGGCCTTAAGAATGTGATCAGCGCCTTCTTTTAATTGTGTTTTGGTTTTATTAATCATAGTTTTTAGTTCTTTTTGGTTGCACCTTGAGTGCAGTTGTAATATACTGGATACAGTCAGTCCTTCGTTGCACATTGATTTAACACGTGACAAAGAAGGCAATTTCGGAGATTTGCTCTCAACGTAAGTTAGTGGAGATTGTCCACCTGTAGATCCAGATCCATCACCTTCTGATGCCATCTTACTAAATGTTTTTGCAAGATTTGCTCGTTTTTCTGTTTTAGCATTGAATTTGTCTTTGTGGGCCAGAACATATTTAGCAAATGCCGCTGTAGACATTCCTGCGTTTTCTGCTTGGGCTCTAAATGCGCCAGGCTTCTTAACTGCGCCGTCAATCCAATCTTCTGCTTCTTGTATTTGTTCATCTGTGCAGTCTTCGTTCATTCCAGTATCACTGTCGCCATTAAATGTGATCTCGCCGTTTTCTAATGAGGCTTTCATTTGAGTTGCGGCTTGGGGTGTATGTGCTACACCAACTGCTTCTCCGTCTGATTTAATTGTTTGTGCACCTGATTGAACTGGCTCTAATGAAATATCTGCTTCCATTAAATCTGTGAAGACATCCTTCAATGAAGGACCTGTGTAAGCACGTGAAGTGGCAACAGGTGCGGACTCATTTAATACTTCTTTTGTAGTGGGTGGTGAGACTTTAGGGTTTTCTATTGGTGCAGTCTCTGTGATCTCGCCCAATGTAGTTAATATATTTTTAAAATCCATAATTTTTTCCTTAGTACCCAGCCGAAGTTTCAGGCTTAGGAGCCCGTTTAATATCAGTCATTGGGCTTTTGTTTCCGCCTTGTTGATCATCTGTCCAGGGCTTCCAAGGATCAAATGCATCTTTAGTATTTCGTTGATCAACTGGCAGGCCTATTTTCTTTTGGTCTTCTGATTGAGCTTTGATACTATTAATATACTTGTTACCATATTCGTCGGCGGCTTCTTTTCCGTTGTCTTCCAGATCTGGATGATCTAATAGAGGGGAATGAGATGCTTGATTTTCATACTGGTCCATTTCGTTATTGATGCTATCGTTGAACGCTGTTGGTACCATACGAACATAATTAATATTGTGACCTAATAATTGTGCCATCTGCTGAACCATTGGTTCAGTGCAGGGATATGCAAATTTACACTTAAAAATATGAACAGGTTCATTATTAAGATTAGGAAATCCATATGGATCTTTTTGCACTGGCGTTGAGGTTGGACCTTTAATGTCGATGGGGGAGAACTTGTCTAGGTTGTATTTAAACAACTCTAAAAACTGTTTCTCTACGTCACCTGCAACTTTGATTGTATAATCATAAGTGTGGACGCTTTCTGCAATGTATTGTTTAAGACTTCTCATATGTTTTGTTCCCGTGTAATATATTTATCATTCCTCTGAGATTTTCGGATTTAAAAGACGCAGTAATTCATTGCGAGACAGATTCTGACCACCGTCCCCTCCGATCTCGCCTAGAGGTATGTTGTTTAGTTTTTCATCTACTTTTGATTGACGTTGCTCTAATGTGACTTTTTTTAATTGCAAATCAATCATCTTTAATTTCTTGTTTAGTTTGGCAGTTTTAGCAGTGATAGCATGACTTAACATGGTACTAGCTACACTGAAAATGTCTCCACTGAAACGAGAGTCTACTTGCATGCCTAAATCCATCAAATCTCTGTAACTATCTTTTGCCATATCAGACAGTTCATCCATCTCCGCATCAGATGCGTCTAATCCTCTAACAGTTGGCAGTGCCTGATCTATCTTTTCGAGACTGTTTATAGCTTCCAGAGTAACGTCTCCGGTTTGATCAGGTAACGGTTCCGTCAGTTCATTACCTTCATTATTTCTTTCACTTACTGCTAGATCAAAAAGTTCTTCAAGTTTGTTAGTCATATATGTATTTAGCTTAATGCCGGCAGCACGAAAATCATTTTGTGGTCTTGTGCTTACAGTTGTCATTATGCCACCTTTTAAAATGGCTAGCTCGTACCCTTATATTACAATGTGGGCATTCCCATAATGGCACATTCTTTTGGGATTCTGACATCTTTTGTTTAGTTTCATCAGACCAGGTATGACCTAAGGAACCCGAAGATGTTTTTCTGCCCCGAAGTGATGCTGATCGCTTGGCATTAGATTCTGCTGTTTGGGTTCCACCCTTCAACCGCTGACTATGCTCTGGATTTTTAACACCTTTGCTTTTAACTGCTGATTTTAAACAGTTTGCAAGTCTATTGTCTATTGCCTTTTGTGTCCATACTTTATTAAGCTGATATTCTCGTATGCTGTTATTGCGATTCTTGTATGCCTCTGTTGTTTTATCAACCTTTGCATAATATGCAGTAACTTGTTCTGATCTAGTTTTCCGTCGCTTGGGTGTCCAGTATTCGGTGGTGGCGTTAGCAACTAATATCTTAGCGTGTGCATACCACCGTCCATTTATGGTGTAATCACTGCGCTTTCCTATCCGCTTACCATTCATTAGCATACTAAGCGCATATACCATTTTAGATTTTGCGGGCCCTGTTAGCATTTTTGTTAATAGTAAGTGGCATATAAAATGCTCGCGAGCAGTTAACACAGATAAATTACTTTTGCTGTTGTCACCACCCAAAGATTTAGGGATTACATGATGCTTTTCTGTATAAATTTCTTTAGATACCGTTCTGGTGGATGCAATAGATATAATGCTATAATATGTTTTTGTGTATTTGTTTTTAATAAATATCATTGCTGGTGGCTCCTTTTAAGCTGTTAGAGTAGATGGATATTACAGTATCGCGATCTACACTTTTATTTATCTCTTTTTCCCGCCTTGGTACCAGATGTCATCTTCAGTTACGACACGGAAAACCAATCCCTGTGCCTTACAGTACGCCTGTGCTGATCTCCACTTAGCATGATTAATTGCTACGATTGCCTGTGTTCTTGCGTTTGCAACTTTAGCTTCAATAATGCTTTCTTTCTTTGGTTTAATCTCTATTAACTCTGCTCTTGTTTTACCATATTTGTCTTGATAAACAATAAAGAAGTCAGGTATATAATTAGTACGTTTACCAGTAAAAGGGTGTATGTATGGTATAACTAATGATTCACTCGCCCAGTTGAGTATCTTGTCATTGTTATCACAAAAAATCATAAACGTAAGTTCCCATCCCGATCTGTATCTAGGCTTGCCCTTGCCTACATACTTTGCTGGATTTTTTATTGTATAGATACCGTTTGCGTATTTACGTTTGCGCGCCATTAAGTAAACCTTATGGAATTACATTTCGTTGAACTGTTTGATTCGGAATAGGTACTTGAGATATTCCGTACAATGCTGTTTTGGACTTCAATAGATTAAGATAAAATGCCATTTCTTCTGTTACTTGTAATTTTGTTGTTACGTTAGTTCTGAAGTAATCCATGAATACCATGATGTCGGTGCCAGTCTCTTGTGCTATTCTAAAGAGTACTGTTGCAAATTGTGATGCTGTCTTTTTTGCTGATGCTGAATTAGGATCGCCCTTTAACACGCCTGCAAAATATGAATTTACCACGTCCCATTGATCAGCTGGCACTGTTACTTTTGTTGAGTAAAACGTGTCGAATATTTCTACCGTAGTCTCTTGCTGTGTTATATCTAATGCCATTGTTTAGCCTCCCAACAATCGTCCGACTACTAGAGTCGCGGCTTGATTAAAAACTTGTTGTCCTGCGGTAAGTGGTTCACCTGCTTCGGCTGAAACTGGGATTGTACCTGTAACAGTGCCTTGGTTAGCAATGTTGACCATCGTTCCACTAACACCATTTGTTGGGAAGAATGCCTCTTTGAATGTCATGTTGCCACCTGCAATTCTATTTAAGATCAAGGCTTGAAGTCCGTTCCTTGCTTCGTTTATCCCATTTTCTGTAAATTCACCTGAGGATATTCTTTTCTGTAATGCATATAACTCAGCAATACTAATAGAGTCCATACTAGCCATTCTCTTGAGAACATCCGATAGAGAATTTAGAGGACCGCTAGCGAGTGGGCTTGGCGAAAGATCGTAGTTTGACTGATCTGCAAATCCTACAACATCTGCTGTCTTTTCATCATCATCTATCTGGCCGGTGTTGTATATGACAGTTTCATAATCAAATGTCATTGTGTTTTGCATGATGCCGCCACCTTCATTGTAATCATACGTATCATGTGCAAAGTTTGTTATAATAGGATTGATTAACGTATATGACAAGAATTTACCCTGCCACATGCCGTATATAGTAATATTGTTAAAGAAAGGAACCTTTGAACCAAAGTTTGGATTTAGATCAGTCGGATCATTGTTAGTAGACCCACCCCTATACCCGTATTGCATGTCTTCAGTCAAAGAAGGATCGTATATGTTACGCCTATTATAAGCCTTTGTTCGATCTACGCCAGTGGTAGTAGTGTTAACTTCTGGATTCCAAGAATCAGCGTAATTATACTGATAGTAAGCATTCCACATCGCAGTCATTTGTGATGCATTGTCATCGTGGAATACAATGTCTATCGGTTGATATTTAATTTTAGATTGAATTATGCGTTTTCGATTATACTGATTAAGTTCAGTGGTGTCAAAACTAAAAGAAGGTAACTTAACTTGTTTTACTAGTAGACCATAGTTTTGACCAGTGGGTGGTTTCCATGCCTGCTCGTTGATTTCAAAATATGTATGAAATATAAATTTGACTTTCGGAGCATTACTCTGACTACCCGGCAAGAATATCTTGGCCGCATGAGTATAGTCACGCAAGTATGTTTGGCCCAAAATGTCTCTTTTAATTCCGGATACTACACCATCTAATGCACCCATTTATATTGTCTCCTATAGTATTATTTATCTAAAGATAAAAGCCATAAAAAAACTGGGAGGCCCAGTTCTTTTAATGTTAAAATGTCTATAATTTAGACAGTTGTACCACCTGTTGTTAAGATGCCTGATTGTCC